CCACTATGGAAAAGGTCAAAAGATGAGAATGTAATTCCGACTTTCATATAGATATTATACAGAAAATAATAGGGTCTGTCAAGACCCTATTTTAAGATTTTTATTCTCTATTGCCCAAAAGCGATAGTAACATTTGGAATAGATTAATAAAGTTTAGATACAGTCCTATCACAGTTCGCATAGCAAATTTTGCTAATTCGTCTGTTGGTTGATTTGCGTTCAAGAAGGTATTCTTGGCATTCTGTGTATCGTAAGCTGTTAGACCTGTGAAAATTAATACACCAATAATACTGATAGTGAACTGTAGTGCTGAACTTGCCAGGAAAATATTTACTAGACTAGCAATAATAATTCCAATCAATCCAACAAATAAGAATCCGCCCAGGCCAGACAGATCTCGCTTAGTGGTGTAACCCACAAGGCTTGCTCCAGCAAAAGTTGCCGCAGTAATAAAGAAAACTTGCGTAATGCTTGCGGCTGTGTATACGGCAAAAATTGTGCTTAGACTAACACCCAATACTGCCGCAAAAATATAATAAAAAGTTCGAATGGATTCAAAACTCCAATTTTGACTTGCGAAACTGTAGTAAAGAATCATCCCCAGGGGTGCGAAAACAAACAACCACATCATGGATCCCATGGCGAACATCAATCCCGATGCGTATGTTAGGTATGCTACGACACCACTGATAACCAAACCAATTGCTGTTTGGTTATAAATTGCCAACATAAATTGGCGTAAATATTCATCATACTGTGTACGTGTTTGTGTAATTGCACTCATATTAATCTCCTATAAACTGTGAAAGTTCTGGAGCCTTCCATCCTTCTGGCTTCAGTACCTTGCCGTCTTCACGTTTAATAACTTTGCCCGTTTCTGGATTGATCTTAGCAAAGTTTGTATTCATTACTTCTTTCCATGCCGCTTCACCATCCCAGCCTGCGGCACGAATAGCACCCATAGTAACAACAAGAATATCAACAAGTGCGTCTAGTTGTTCTACTTTATCGTTGTCTAGGATAGCTTCTTCTAGCTCGTCTGTTTCCTCACGGATTAGATCGAGATACATTTTGTAGTTTGCTTCACTAGGCTCTTGATCACACGCTGTATGAAACGTGTCGATATCTTTAAACGGATTTGTCATTATCTTGCTCCAAACTCTTCTGGACGAATCTCTGCTGGACCGTCACTAAACTCTTTACCGATATAAGTTGTGTTAGGTTTTTCATCAGAAATACAAAGCATTGCTTTTGTTTCGACCATTCTGATAATAGTTTTTACTTCTTCGCCGTCTGCTTCATCGATAAGTTCTATGCCACGTGTCCACCGCCCGTGTTCTACCAAAACCCATTGACCTACTTCTACATCTTTTTGTTCTGGTCCGACAGCAAATACTTTACCCCAACGTGGTTTTACACCATGTGCTTTACCGTCATCGGAAGTAATGATAAGACCACTTTTTGTTTTCATCTCACCAAATTCCATGTCTGATACAAGAACATTGTCTCTAATTGGTCTAATGTTTACGTTTTTTAGGGTAGGCATTTTTACTCCTCTGTATCGGTATTAACCATTTTATTGTCTGGTTCAACTGAGTTTTTATTTCTCTTGGTGTAAAAATCTTTCATGATTTCTTCACGGGTTTTAATAATTTGTCCACCAGGTCCTAATTGATCTCCTCGGGCATTCACTTTAGCATTGCCTACAGCAGGAGTCATTTCATTTGCTAACTGAAGTTTCTCCATATCAATTTCTTTACCTTGCATAGTTCTAACGGTCTTTGCCATATTATTCTCCTTTAAAGAATTCGTTTATTGGTAGCTCATATTTAATACTGTTTACTTTATGTATCCCAATGAGGTATAGGCAATAGCAAGAAACGGAACTACCTCTGCCAACTCCCCAAACTACATTTTGACTACGAAGTGTATCAACGATGTATTTCATTACAGACAAGACATCATAAAGATTGTGTTTTTTAAAAAGCTCAATCTCTTGTGTAACACGTTCAAGTTCTTGATCAGTAGCACATTGCTCAATCAACCACTTTTCCATGTCCATATTTTTGTATTCATTAGGAATAAACCAATCTCTAGAAGTTGGTAGATCTACCATTGGCATGGGATAGTTAAGGTGTTCTTGAACACAACGATCCACATACTTTTGTATGTTTTCGCTGATACTGTCAGTATACGCTGTTTCCAGAATATCTGGACCGTGCGTTAAGATACCTTCTATTAAATCTTTGTCTTTATTTGTCAACATTAACTAATTGATCCAAGTCGCCTTTTTCCAATTCCTGAGATGAATTCATCATTGTTCTTCTATAACGATTACTCATTTCTTCTCTGTATATTGTAACAAAAGTTTGTACTTGTGTCAATAGTTCTTGATTGCCAATTCGTTGAGCTACTACCATTTTTTTGGTTAACTCATTGAGCTTTTCTTCAATTTCGTTATCCTTTAAATTGGATAGATTTTCTTGAAGAGGATGTATCATACAGAATATGACCCTTCATATTTTAGTAAGATTGTTGCTGGAAGAGGAAACGCTGTTCCGTCTTGTCTTTGTCTAAACTTTACTTTGATAATATGGATTGTATCTGTTTGCTGTACAGTTAGTGGTGATGGAAAGTTTGATTCATATAGCAAAGCATAATCGCCATCGGTGGAGAATGAAACAGTTCTTTGTGTACCGTCGCCTCTTAATTCGATTTCGAATTCTTGTAGGTTACCACCGTCTGGAAAATACGTTTCATTAAAACTAAAAGTTACGTTATTTTGTAATTGGAAAACTTGATAGTCTCCATTACGATAATCTAATTCAACAGTTGCTTGAGTTACGCCGCCTCCGTTAACAATTAGTCGACTGTTTTCTTTGAATACAGCATTACTAACAATTTGTCCATTAAAGTCGCCGCCATCTGTTACAGCACTAACTTTTAGACCTGCTGTATTAGTTTGAAGGGCTGTGATTTCACTAGCCGCTGTTACTAAACCGGTTTTGATATAGTTAAAATTGTCTCTAAAACCTTGTGTATCATTATCCTGTCCTGCGATAGGATATGTTTCATCAATTGGTGTTGCGTTTATATTACTTGCCATTATACTTTTTCTCCACGTTGCGGAAATGCTAGGTATTTATCGCCAGCAACTCCGTCTATATTATCAATGTGATATCTATCTACTACAAAGTCAATGGTTTTAAAATCAAATCCACTGTTTTTTATATTTAATATAATATCATCAGCTTGCCCAGGTTTACAGTAACATATTGGCATAGCACTAACGAAACCTGGCTCTACAAAGTTATTTTCTTGAATACTACGCATCCAAAGAGGAAGGAATGTTCTGTCTCTTACTCCAATATCTTTAATCCTAGATCTCATATTTTTAATACTATTAGGCCAAATTCTCTGATGATCTCTATCGCTTACTAATGGTATATTGCTATCAACATTAATTTTATCATAACTTACTAAGACAGGTGAATTAATCTTTTCTGGTAAATTAATTAGTTTGCTAATAGACTTTCCATTCTTTTCTAAACTGTCTACAATATTAACATAAACAACTTCATACTCTACTTCTTGTGTCGTAGTATTCTTTGCCAACGCTTTATTTACACTACCAAATTTTAATCTTTTATTGTAGTGATTTTGAGTCATAGCATTAACAAATGTATAAGCATCTTTTGATTCTATGCCTGCGAACATTAACATTTTAAGTTCGTTCTGTACTCCGAACAACGGATCACCGTAGCGATATATTTTTGCTGGAGGAAATATATCTATATCGTTGATAAAGTTATTGTATTTTACACGTTTACTTTGTTTTTGTAATACCTTAAACGATAAGTTACTATAACTGATGTCAGCTGCACTGTCAACTCTAATTTGGAAAGTTTTAGAACTTTCGGTGTAATTAAAGATATCTCTAGCCGCAATAACGAATGTATATACTCTGTCAAATGTAGTTAGATTGCTATCGTAAGTTGTACTGCTGTAATCCAGAGCACTGCTACCATCGTTGTTGTAAAACCTTGTAATACCATCTAAACTACTAGTACCAATTTGATTTACCTTGCCAACAATTTCACCGCTTGTTAAAAGTGTTAGACCTGGAGGAAGTTCTCCTTGCTGAAGAATGAATACTGTAGTACCGCCTCTTAATTTGCTAACAGCATCAACATAAAGGTTACTGCTAATGTTCGGTGTAATGCTACCGAGGAAAATATCGCTAATCCATTCAATGCCACTTTCGATTTCGCCAATAATTTTAATGGTAAATGTTCTAGGTGTAGATGCTTTTACTTCGCCGTTGTATAATGCTTTGGCAGTTACCGTAAATTTATATTCTTCTGTAATTCTTGGTTGATATGGTATCTGTCCAAACACTTCGCCGTTAATAGTATCCACAGTCATACCAGGAGGCAATTCGCTAGTATTACCAATAACTACTTCTACGTCTTTACTAATCTTTTCAACTAGTTGTGGATCTAAATGAATTCTAAATTGTCTTTTCGCTTCGTTAAGAGTTTCAACATTATTAATGGTGTATGTGCCTAGTGTACTATCAACAAAATCATATACATCTCTAATAGCAAGTTTTTGATTTCTTACTGGAAAACTCCAATTGCCTTTAGCATCTGGAATAATTTCAATATCTAAGAATGTTCTATCAACTAAACTAATTGCGATAGTCTTTGCGTAAATTTCTGGATTTACAGTTTCAAATTGGTATGTGATTAATCCTTCAAGTGTAGGCGGATCGTATACGTCTAAGAACAAAGTAACATAATTGTTTGCTCTTTTAATACCTAAATCAGGATCAGTTATCCAAACAGGATTTCTATAATGAGTATTATCAGCACGGAATATACCAGTACCAACTTGCATTATTGTGTTGTCGGATTTTAAGAAAGTTTCGCTAACAACATATATTTGAAACGTTCTACGGATTTCGTGTATACCGTCAGAAGCGGCAATAGTAAATTGATAGTATCTCGTTAATCTTTTTGGAAAATTAGTTTCTTCAAAAAAGTCAAATGTTTCTGAGTCAAAATCAAATGTATCAAATCCGTTAGAAGGACGAATACCTAAGTCATATGGGTCAGTATCGTACAGGTTTAGATCAAAATTACCACTGTATATTTTATACTCTAAACTAAAGATAGGATCAGTGAAGCCACTGATTCTTCCTGTCTTGGATAGTGATAATCCTGGAGGAAGTTGACCTCCGTTGAATGGAATATAATATTCAATTGTGTCGCCTGCTGGAATATCTGGATCAAGCACTTGTAGCTGAAAATCAACTTTGTCATTATCTAAAACAAAGTATGTGTCGTTAGGACCAACTGGTAACAAGCCTTCTGGAGTAACCCAAGTTGGTTCGTCAGCACCGACTACAGTTATACTGAATGTTCTATCAGCAACGTCATTTGCGTCTGTGGCTCTAATTACAAATTTACTAGTTGTTTCTTTTGCAACTTCTAGAGGAGTACCTACTATATTCGAACCTTCGATTCTTAAGCCTCTTGGAATACTGCCGGCAATTAATTCTAGATCGTAAGTTCCTGTATCAGAACTAACATCTAAAAGTATTTGCTGTTTTTCACGTTCGTTTATTGTTCCTAGCGAACCTGAAGATAAATTCCAAGTTAATGCCATTAATCAAATCCTTACCAAGACACATGAGCCGATCTAGTCCAAATCTCTGTAACACCGTCGTAATCACCTCTACATACATAGATGTAACTACCATCAGCAAACATCAAACCGGCTGTATCACCTGGACGTCCAACACCTGTTGCTGGAGCAGAGTCTGTATAAATCGCATTAGGTCTTGGCGGATTATAAAACGATATTGTGTCTCCGTCAGTTCCGCCCGATGCTGTCCAAGATGTTGTAGTTGTTACAACTCCTGAGCTTACGTTATCGACCACTAGTTCTGATGTACCAGGTAATCTAACAATAGCACCTGCTTGAATATTTGTATCATTATTAACAGCGAATGTTGTTCTCGAAACACCAGTTTGTACATTACCGTTTAATGTTGTTGTGACTGCTGGTCGAGCAACTGCTCCGCCTTTTACGCTAAATCTATCTAACCCAGTACCACCAATTTTCTCAGTTCTCAAGTTTACATTGTCATATTCGCCAATGTAAATTTTGCTTCTGATATGAGCATCTGAGAAACCATTTAGTGAACCGCCTAATTCAATACTGTTATCAGTATTTGGTCTAATGTTGTTTTTAATAGTTCCGTCTAAATTAATTGATGATTCAGTTTGATCAACTAGTATAGTTGAATCGTCACCTGAGATTGATCCACGTACATCACCTGCGAATGTACCAAAGAATAATGTACTACCGCCTGCAGCAGGAGAATCAATTTCTACAACCTTAATGCCGTTGCCGTCATACATATCACCAGTTAAGTCGCCTGTTACATCGCCTGTAACATTACCAGTAACATTACCAGTTAAGTCGCCTGTAATATCACCTGTAACAGTAGCACCTGTTAAATCGACGTTACCTGTGAATACAGCATTTTGACTTGTTTGAATAGGACCTACAATTCTGCTAGCAATGGCATCGACTAACGGAGTAGAGTCTTCGCCGAATACAGAACCTTTAATGTCACCATCTAGAGTACCTGCCAAGTTGTCCGCTGTAACAGATGTGGCCAAAACACTGTTAATATGGGCAACGTTCCATCTTTTTGTAGATGATCCTAAATTATAATTGTCTGTTTGATCTGGAAGTAAGTTTGAAGTAAAGTCAGCATTAATAGTAATGCTGTCAGTGTTGGCATCACCAAGTGTTAAATTACCATCTGCTGTAATGCTTCCTGTAGCATGAATATTTCCTGTAACATCAATGTTACCAGTTATATCAATATTACCAGTTCCTGTAATATCATTGCTGTTTAGTACAATATCACTGATAATTGTGCTACCACTAGCAAGTAATTTTCCGCCTGCTGTTGAGCCGTCTCCGACATACAGAGCTTTTGTATCTGTTGTGTAAATGAGTTCGCCATTGCCAGGAGTAATCGTTAGTCTCTCAGCGTCGGTTCCTCTTCTAATTCTTAAGGCCATTTGTTTTTTATCTCCGTTTGTTTATACTATACTTCCAAGGTCGACTTCGTTTTCAGATGGTGCTAGTACTGTTCCGAAATCGTAATCAGCGATCTGATAAAGTCCTTGTATGGCATTGTTTGTTTGGACTACAACACCCCCAAAGTCTTGTACAAATAATGCGTCAGTAATACTGGTTTGCGAGAACCCACCGTATGAACCAATGAAGTTACTAGCAGTAACATTACCTGTAATATTAATATTGCCTGATCCTGTAATGCTATATCCGTTTAAGTTTAACGGACCATTTAATTGAGCATTTACAATGTCAGCATCAATAGTAATTGTGTTTCCAGAGTTTTCAACTCTTACATTGCTTCCGCCTAATATCTGTACTGTGTCTGTTGTGCTGGCCGCATTTACTGTTCCTGTGTCTGTTACAATAGTATTGAACAGATTTTGCAAGCTAGTACTGATATTAATATCTGTTGCGTTTTGTGTGACAGTAATATTATCGCCGCCAACTAATTTTCTAAACTGTAATTTAAACGCATCTTTTTGTACAAATACATCAGCATCTCCAGTTCCAACGTTTTCGCCTGTGACTGCGAGCTCGTTATTGAGAGATGTAAAGTTTTCGTTTACTTTTTGAAATGCCGTGCGAAGATCATCGCCTGTGCCGTCATTTACTAAGTTCCCGATATTGATTTGTTGTATTGCCATTCGATGCTCCTACTAACTATTTATCCTAACGCCTGATCTGCGGTCTTGGGTATGTAACACCAGACGACGGTCTTGCTTTAAAATTCCGTTTGGGAAATGTATTTCCTTGTGCTTTTCTTTGTTGAATGTAACGCAACATTAAATTTGGTGCTCCTAACAGAGCTCCAATATCCTCATAATTTCCAGAATCAGTATCACTTAAAGAATCCTTTTCTGCTAAATTTACAATAAGAGCTCTTGCTTCTTCGCAAGTCATTTCAGGATAAGTTTCACACAGACAAGCAATAACTCCTGCTACTTGGGGACTAGCCATTGATGTTCCGGAAATCTTAGCCACTCTATATGTGCCATTTCTAGGATCAGCGTAAGAACTCGCTGAAGTATAACCACTTTGAATATAAGTGCCCGGCGCCCAAATAGTTACACCCGGTCCTCTATCACTATAGGAAGCAGGCGAATCACCTAATGTATCATAATCACCTACTGCTCCAACTACAATAGTTGGTAGATCAAATCCTCCAGTTGCTGTTGTATCGTATCGTCCTGGCGAGCTACCTCTCATGTAATAGTAAGGAAAATCTACCGAATCAGGATATCTGTTGCCCATTTCAAAAGTATTATCCCAATCTTGATCACCAGGCAGAGCATGATACCATTGTCCGTTACCTGCTGAACTTACGTTAATAATGCCTTCATCAATAGCATCTTCAATGTCTCCGTCTAGAGCATCTACAGGAACTGGAATTCTCTTGTTGGCAATAAAACCAAAGTCATTAAGTTCTGCCGTTGTAAAAGGTACAATCGATGTATGGATGTTATTATTCTGTTCAATAGTAACTCTAAAATCATCTAAGTTACTTTCATCAAACCTTACTTCCCATCGTATTCCCGGTGAACCTAGTGTGCCACTACTTGAAGCATCGCCTTCAAATACAATTCTATAATAATCTGTAGTAGTATTTTCTCCTACTATTATCTGGCCGTTCATGCTTGAATGACTGCCGCATTGATAGTAATATGTTCCAGCCGCGGTAGGCGTCCAGCTAATTACTGTTCCCCCATACCCTCCTTGATTAGTAGCACCCGACACTTGGTTACTTGTTCCGTTGCCTTGAACTGTCTTTATATAAAGAGGATGAGCAAAGTTTGCGTTATTAGTAAATTGAATAGTATCACCGACAATACAATTAACTGTCGCGGAATCACCACTAACTGCTCCAGATCGGTCAGTACCATTTATTGCCCATGTTGTGTTACTGTTATTAATAGCAGTAAAACTATATGTGTTAACTGGAGTGCTGTATACTCCTGAAGATTCAGTTCCATAATAAATTCTTTGACAACTTGTATCACTACTTGCTCCATTTGTGCTAGCATTACCACTAGCTATCATAATTTTAGGATACGGTATGTTAGAAGCAAAATATATAGGTTCATCAGTTGATCCCCCACCAAATGTTATATATCCGTTAGTTCCTACATATATTGTAGAGTAAGATTCGCTTAAAAAGTTTACATTAAATGGTAAATTTAAAGTCCAATACCCGTCATCGTTAGTACCTGTAGTAGGAGATGTGCTAGCAGTTAAATCACTAACGCTGGCAATGCTGACATTGCTTTGCCCATTCGCAGTACGTGTAGCAGTTGCTGCCGGAGTAGTATCTTGTGTGACATTTAGAGTAACATCAATTAAACTATCAAAAGTACAATTAGGGTTAGGCTCAATGCTGTAATTGGTAGTAATAGTTACAGTATAGGTGCCATCTTTGTTTACTGTAAAACTTTCTTCAATTCGAGCATTCACTGAAACACCTGTATATATACCATCTGTGTAAGTTGCTACAAGTATATTATCAGGATCTCTAATTTCGACTTTAATATCAAGAGATACTGTATCAGTTGGAGTAGCATATGAAATGTCTTGAATAATATCTACAGTAAAGTCTCCATATCTTGTACCACCTTGTGGCAGTGTTTGTACACGAACTATGTTAGTGGTTGCAACTTTGCGTGAATCGTTGAGATATGCTCTAGTCCCACCCGACACCGTCCAGCCAGACCCGCCATCCCAACCTCCTGATGGAAACGGGTTAAGTGTTCCTTCTCTATTGCCGGGGGTTTCAGTTCCTGAAGTTGAACAATCAAAACTTACCCAATCAGCCTCGAGACCGTTGCCAGCATTATAGTTAAAGCCAGCTAACGAAGAATCACTAGACGAATCATATATTCCATTAAAACCTTTAAAACTACTAGCTCCTAGAGTACTTGTGTATCTTGTACCTCTGTATGTAACTGCGGTAATATCACTAAAACTCCATCGGTTTGGAAAAATACTCATACCCCAACTACTGTTAACTATTGTAGGATTTTTTACTCCTGTATCTGGATTGATATTTTTTTGTTTATGAAATTCTCTCACATAATCGTATACATACGGAAAAGTAGTGTCGCCAACATCGCCAGCGTAGTAAAACAAGTTATATAGGTTAGCATCTCTTGCCCATCCTTGGGTATTACCACCAACAGTTCCCATAACGTGTATAGCATGATAGTTACCGCTGGTATATTGACCGTACACATAATTACTACCTGCTTGGCCTTGTACTACATCATTATATAAAGCATACCAATCAATTAAGTTAACTCTTGATCCCCCAGTACCATCAGTGTTCACAGCGAACTCTGGATGTCCGACTGCTTGCCCGTCTGAATCCATAATAATACAGTCTACATTTTTTCCGGTTTCTGTTAAGGTGATGGTTTGTGTGTTATCGCCAGACCACTCTCCTGCATTGCCGCCTTCGACACATCTTAGTAGACCCCAATTCTTATGATTTGAATTCTGTGTTCTTGTTCTATTGAAGTTTGCTGTTTGTGACACAGCATGGCTTTCTGGTTGTATTCCCATATCTTTAGGAAGTGGTTGAACTGATCTTACATCTGGATGTTGTTTTAAAGATATTGCTTCTTTTCTAGTTAGATAATATATTGTTGATCTACTAGCAGGTCTTTTATCAAAAATCATTACTGATCGTTCTATTGAGGTGCCTTCGGGAATTGTTCCTGCTGTACCTAACTCATCATAAAGACGCTGAGTACCCTCGATGGTCTTAGCGGTTACGACATAACGTTTTTGTGTAACATCTCTTCCCATGCTACTACGCCTCCATTTGAATTAATGTAAGAGTAACAGTGATTGTTGTTGTGCTTCCTGATTTATTCTTTACTGCTATTGGTATATCTGTTGTAACTGGACTTTCATTATTGAATCCCATAACTGCCGGACTGATCAATATTGTGTCTGCTCCTGTTGTAATAATTTCTGCCACAACACCTGCTCCTGGCGCAGGATCTGTTGTTTCTCCTCTAGAAGCATCTGCTGTTCTACTTGCTTGATCTGTATAAATTCTAACCCATGACGCAGTGTCTACTTGAATTTTTAATAACATGTAGGCACTAAATGCTCCTTGTACAGTTGTATTTCCAACAACACCATCAGCAATACTTGATGTAGATGCTGACTTGGTAGTTCTTGTTCCGAGTCCTGTACCAGACCCTCCGCCAGATACAACACCTGGTTCCCATTGTCCATTTGAATCGCTCCAAACAAGAGCCTCACCGTCTTGCGCACCAATTCGATCTAGTTTACTTGTGTTTAATACACCGTGTAATCCATCTACTAATACACCCGAGCTGTCGTCTGAATAAACACTACCTACTACATCGCCGTCTAAGTTACCAATAACATTACCAGTTAAATCACCAGTTACATCGCCGTCAACATTACCTGTTACATTACCTGTTACATTACCTGTAAGTGTAGCATTAAGTGTTCCATTAATTGTAGTAGTATTTCCTGCCTTGCCGATAGTAACATTACCGGTTGTGGCACCAGTGCCAATGTCTACGGTTCCGCCAACAGCGCCGTCTATATCTACACCCGCAGTTGAAGTTATATTGATCCCACTATCGTTTACAGTTACAGATCCTGACGAGTCATCACCTAACACTACACTGCCGCTTGTGCCTCTATAGATGTTTAGTGCTGTACTTGCTCTGCCTTGTACAGTAGTTGTAACAACTTCTGTGTTTTCAACATCTCCAACAATTTTACCTTCAGTTCCGTCAACCATCATTGCTGATGTTTGAGCAAAAACAGAACCTGTGAGGTCTGTTTCAATTGCTCCGACTGACATGTTATTTGCGTAAATGTTATCCCATCTCTGTGTTGGAGTACCTAAGTCAAAAGTACCAACAATGTTAGGAGTAATATCTTGAGATATGTTTTGTAATACACCAGTTGTTGCCTGAGAACTAACAAAAGTAAAGTTATCATCAACTACCTTCAATGTTTCGTTTACTTTATCCCAGGTTAGTGGGTGGTTAGTTGAATTGTAAAGTGTTGTTAATGCCATTATAGTCTCCCCACCGCTACTTCAATTAATCCTATCCTATCATCATTGTAAGGTTCAATAGCCTTACCGATGATTGTTCCAGGAGTTGCTGTGTCTTTCACACTCATAGCAACACCAGGTATTGAACTTGACACAATCAAATCTCCCTTTTCAATTTTTCCTACAACTTTACATGGTACACGACCTTGTAATGCTATACAAACTTTTTCTCCAGGACAATCATTGTTCATAATGTATGCCGCTTGTTCACTAACTACGCCTGCTACTTTAGTAGTTGCTTCTGCGTTTGAAACAGTAACTTCTTTGTCACCACCAAACATCATTACAGTACCTCTATCGTATTGCTTGTCACCTTCGTAGTATTCTGCTAAGTCAGCCCATGTTGCTTTAAATTGGCTAGAACCTCTCAAGCTCCATACACCTTGTACTTCGCCTGAGTTTGTTTCTGAACCTGTTGTTAAAAGGCCGCCATCGCCTACGTCGATAATACCAGCACTACCACCAGCTGATCTAAATTCGTGTGTTCTCGCTAGATACTGTGTGAAGTTGTCTGCCGCTACATCGCTGTATTGCATTTTAATTGATACAGCACCGGATCCATCTTTAACAACAGTGTAATACGAATTATCTGCCGCGGAGTTTTCGTGCTTGCTTATAACTGTAGTTGTGGAAGCACCGTAGGTCATTCTTAAACCTTCTTGTGGAGTTCCACTTAATACACCATCACTAACATTAATAGTAATACTACCGTCTGCTGTAATATTTTCAAATCCTGATGTGCCAGCAAAAGACGCCGCACCATTAGTGTCTCTTCTCACAAATGTTTCTGCTGTATCAGCACTAGTAAACTCAATTGTGCCAAAAGCCGCCGCTGTGTTGCCAGCACTTTGTCTTACCATTACACCTACGGTTGGGAAGTCTGGGCGACGACAGCCTAAGCCATCATCAACGATTGTACTAGCATCAATTGGAACTGGAGGTCCGTCAATTGATTGACCTGGAGTACCTGGAGTATCTCGTCTAGCAAGTACTCTAGTATTTGTTGTAGCCAGCGCCTGGTTGTCTGTTAGATCGATTGCTGTAACATCAATGTGTTTTAGTTTTTCAAATCCAATACCATCATAGTACGCACCAGATCTCTTGTTATTGGTTGAACTCTTAAGATCTAAGTAACCGTTGTTTAATGTAAACACTAGATCATTTGCGCCGCCTAGTAATCCATAATGTCTCATGACAGCATTAACACTTAATGATCCGCCTCCGGAAGTGTCTGCTGGAATTCTAAATGTATTGTTTGTTACATTTGTTGCTTTCCAATCGCCATTGATTGCTGTAACAACAGTTTCGCCTGAAATAACAACAGCATCGCCTTCGGTAATGCCATGATTAATATCTGTAGTGATTGTTGTATAATCGTCTCCGGCACCAGGTGATGTTTCTGCTGTGTACACATAAGCAGTAATTGTAATTCCATCTGGTTCAATAGCTCTAGCATTGTTCATTTTTAATTTGTGTTGTTCAATGCCAGCATCATAGTTAACGTCTGCGTTAACAATAACATTATCGTTAATTGTAGCAACAATTTGCGGATCAGGATAGTTAGTTACTGTCGGAGTAATTGGATCTTGTACTCCAGCCGCATTTTGTTGGAATGTAAATGTCAATGCTCCGACAACAGTTGCGTTTGAAAACTCACTAGATCCATTAGATGTAAATGCTAAAATATCAGCACTTTCGATATAACTGTAATCTGGTTGTCTTCTAAGAGTATCACTGTCTGGTCTTGCTTCATACATCCAGCCTTCTGGAGCATCTTGAAGATTACCCATCTTCATATATGCTTTTCTAACAGCATCAGCTTCTCCCTCGATACCTACTTCAGGATCAGGAAGGTTCTTGATGCGTTCATCCCTCATTGTGATAGGACCTTTCATTTCCAAAGATCCATCAAGTGGTAAGTAGCCTGGGCCAATTAGTACAGTTTGTTCTCCACCTTCGTGTGTTAAACCTAATCGTCTATCAATATATCCTCTAATAGCCGCTTCGGTTGGAAGTGCTTGGTTACTTGCTTCACCAGCACCGCCCATTGTAACATCGCCGGTAAATTCACTTACTGTTTCACCAGCCGCAAGTCTTAAACTTGTAATACCTTGTAAGTCAATCTTAGCATCAAGTGTAACCTTACCAGTACCTTGGTCAACAGCAAAGAAGTTACCTACTCTGAAGTTACCTGACTGATCTGATGAAACCCAAAATACTCGTCCAGTTCCTTTTTCAACTGCTTCGTTTGATTGTAATGGAACATTATTTGGAGGTCCAAAGATGTTTGATGGATAGTTAGTATCTGCGTATGATCCAGTACCAATGTCTAAGAAATCATGTCCTGTTGCTCTCATAGTTGAGATATTAACAGTAACTTCACCTACTGCTCCTGCTCTCAAACCTGCTTTGAGCTGTAGGAATTCTATACTATCTTCAAATGCTTGAGTAGATCCGCCAAACAATTCAACAGTACCACTTGTAGCGGCCGCACCAAACGCACTACCGTCTGCTTTAGTAGTTAATGACTCGTCAGTATATAATACAAATGTGTTTGATGTAACATCACCTGCGTAATACAAACCATTAAAGTTTGAATTGTCAGCACTAGTAATTCTAATTTGTCTACCTGGACGCAAGTCAAGTGTGCCTGAAACAGTTACAGTGATTGTAGTTGCCGCAGTAGCACCTGTTATTGTGTAGCTTCTGTTTACTAGTGTTTCATTTGAATCTGTTACGTTTCTAAATTTAACAACACCGTAACCTGAAACTCGTGTGCCGCCATCTAAAATATCAACTTCGTCGTAGCCTGTAATTTCATAAATGCTGTCTTTGTAACCAAAGATCATGCCGCCTGTGCTTACAGAACTACCGTCATAGATTACATAGCCTGTAGATCTTTTTGTAAGTCTTGCCGCATCAACTGGATCAAGTGACTGAACTGTTATAGAATCATCACCTAAACCGTTAGCCCATGTTGGCGGAGTAAATCCTGACGTGTCTGCTAGTTTTAAGTTTAGGTTAACATACGGAAAACCGTCTTTGGTAGTAATTACTTGATCGTATTGTACAGCATCTGTTCCTGTAAAGCCATTGAATGACAATACACGAATAACTGCGTCATCAATACCAGCACTTTCATCAAATACTAGTGCTGTTGAAGGTCTTGTACTTACTACTTGAACTTTGTCAGCAATTACATATTCTTCAAATACTCGAACAACAACTTCTTTACCCGCAGGAATGTCAGCGGCTAGTCCGCCTTCATTAAAGTCTTGGTCGATATTACATTCATACACACCGTCTGGTAATCCTGAATCTGAAACTGCTGAGATTTTGTAGAATCTATTACCAACAGTTGTGTTTGTACCGCCTGCTACTTTTGGATCATTAGAGTGATCTACTTCAATGAAGCATCCTGGGAATGGAGGATAACTTACTGAATCGATGAATATTCTTGTACCGGCTTTATCGTTAACAAATTCAATCGGACGATCTTCATATACTCTAGCAATCTGAATAGTTGGAAACTTTAGGCTTACTCTATCAGGTACTTCGTTTGGATCAGCACCTTCTGATCGTAAACCATAAACACCATGTGCTGACGATCCGTTTAATGATCTAATCTGCGCACCATTGAGAGCATAATAAGCATTATAACAATAGTACGTAAACATTGATACTGATTCTACCAAGCCGTTGTTTGTAGCAAATACACCGTAACCCATATCGTTTACCTGTGTAAAGTCATTGCCCAACATTGACTTGTTACCTGGAGTTGTTAATGTAATTTTTCCTCCTGGTAGTTCATTATACGGCGTATCGAGAACACACTCATACAACGGATAAATGTTTGGAATACCTGTTGAGTCTCCAAGTGCTTGATATGATTGTCCTGCTTGTGCTTCGTCGCCTGCCACTAGTGATTTAATATAACCAGTTGCTGTGTTAATTGAAGCAGTAATACCAGCATTAGTGAGATCTTGTGATGTTAAACTTAAATCTTGTTCAATGTGATAATTTAATGTATGAGTTGATCCAGTACCGGTGTCAACACCAAAGTCAATTTCAAACTCACTGCCTGGATCTCTTTCTTGTGCTCTAACAAGGTCTAATGTATCATAAAGTTTGAATCGATTTGCGTCTACAACAAAAGCATAATAGATTCCATCGTTGACTAATCTAGTACCACCTGACAGTCCAATGGAAGTTCCACCGCCATTTGAATATTGTAATCTATTACCAGTTTTAAACCCGTGGTTTGTAATTGTAAATTCATTTGATACAAGATCAAGTACAGATGTTGGGTCAAAAGTCTGTCCAACAAACACACCACTTGGTGTTTGGTTGCTGATAATTTCAATTGCTCTAGATCTAATATGTTCGATAGCATCAATAGTTGCCGGCAATTGATTCACTAACTGTGGATCGCCTTCTGATGGAATAAGTTTTTTACCTGCTCTGTAATAACTATAACCTGCTCTGATTGAGTTGTTATAATACCCTTGTTCTAGATCACTAACGCCAGCATTAGGAGCGATACCAAACAAGTCGATACTCAATCCATCGATAATAAATCCTGAATCTCTAAAACAAGTGTCAACATTATAATCCAAATTAGGATAGTTTACGGCAAGATAACCTATAGTATCTGCTTGAATAAATTCTTTGTTGGCTTGTAGCAATGCTTTAGCAGTGTACATTTTTTCACCGTAGCGAATAATATTTGCTACGATATCAAACGCATTAATAACTACCTGCTCAGCACCGTTTAATTCGGCACCAGTAATTGATTGTATTTTTGTTTGAGCAACAGTACCTAATGCGTTCCATGTATTTTGTCTAACAACAGTGATAGCAATTTCTTTGGCTTTATCAATACTTGTAGCAGTTTCTGTTACTTGTCCTGCTACAACAGTTAATCCGCCTGAGAAGTATAATCTACCTGCTCTTGTTGATTCCTCATAACCGCCATATAACACATCATGTACAACGGCGTCAACAATCAATCCAACATCACGTCTACATTTGTCTTCATCAAACTGTGTAAAGTTCTGTGTTGCGATCCATTGTAAAACTTCTTCTTGGATGAATGATCTGTTCTGTTCAAGAAGTACTTTAGCATCAAAGAATGCTGTTTCAATTCTGTTGGTTAATGTAATCCTGTAGATGTTTTCACCGATATTAAACGATGTTGGAAGCTGTGGTTCACGTTGTAAGCCACCAATAATAACTTTATTTGGATTACCGCCTTCTGGATTTCTTGTTAATGGATTAGTTTCTTCGTCTCTGTAAAGTAAGATACCGTCTAGGTTACCCACAAAGCCATCAACAAACTGTCCACCGTGGAATGCTTTTGCGTTAATACTCTTAGCAAAAGAAGAACCTGTTTGACAATAAGGCGATTTTGAATTAATTTGGTTGTTTGGATCTAACACCATCATAAAGCCGCCGTGTCCTTGAACACTGACGTTTCTCACAATAGTGGCATCGCCACACAAGAACACATCCATTTCGTCGTTGTTCTTAGGTTGACTTGAGAAGTCTAATGGGTCAGTTAGGTAATGATAACCGAAATCGTAAGGTGTAACTGTTAGACCATCAATAACTGTATCTCTACGGAAGAATACTCTTGACCAAATACTTTCTGATACGCCTTGTTTTGGACGTATAATAGAACGTCTAAATTCATCACCACGTAATGAAACATTTGGTGCTAGCCTAATTGGAAAATGTTCGTAGTAGATACCAGTCTCTACCTGGATTGTTATCTGAACATCTTGCGCAGGATCGCCATACTGAATAACTTCTCCAGTTTGGAAAGTACCTTGTAATAGTTCTACTTCAAAAATCTCTCTACCTTGAGCATCTATATCAGCATCATGTGAAATAATCTTAGCAATAGCGTTAGAATCAAAACCTCTTAGTAGCTGACCTTCTCTTAAATCATCAGTAAAATCAGTTCCAAGCCCGCTAGTTTCTAACAACATTCGTGGTAAGAAGATAGTAACGGTTGGAATACCGGTATATCCGGTGCCTTCTCTGAGAACATTAATTTCTTTAATCTCTCCAGCAATCTCAACAGTGCTTGCTTCTGCGCCAGCGCCACCACCACCAGCAAAAATAACTGATGCGCTACCATAATTACTACCACCAGCAGTTACAAGAACTCTGGCAACCGCATACTTTATATTAAATGTAGCAGTACCACTGCCGCTTGTTGAAACAATGTGTGCAACTTGTGTAATGTCTGCTGGAAGTGTGCTGTAAATACCTGGATTTACAATAGCAACTTGTGTAATAGATCCAGCAAAGTCTTTAGCAACAACTCTGATAACTGCCGGTTCAACAGCAATACCACCAGTGAGTGTTAGTTCTGTGCCAATTTCATAAGCAGTACCGCCTGAAACAATTTCAATATCAATTGTTTCGTCAAGTTTCATCTCAACAGTACCAGTAGCACCTGATCCTGACAATGGTGATTGAATTAATGCTTCGAGAGTACAATCTTGTGTACCATTGTTATAAGTTAAAGTTTTCTGATAAGGTCCTAGTTCTACAGGAGCAGAAGTTACAAGTTGTTCAGCAATGGCAGCCGCTTTAGCGATTGACCTAAATGCTGTAGATGGTGAACGTCCTTGTTGGCTTACTGGAATATCTGTTCGATCATCGGAACCATTTGTAGCAACATATAAGTTATTGGCAGAGATAAACGTTTTACTGTCAACGTATGATTTTGTAGAAGCAATTAATCCGCCGTAGTTTACATCATCTGAGTCAATTGGGTTACGTGAAAGAATGAGTGGGCCACTCATTGTACCCCAATCTGGTTCAATATTACCGTTTTCGTCAAGTGCGTCAACACCTGCTAAGGAGATTTTACCATCAACGTAGCCTTTTGTTGCCGCATCATCATCTAATTGTGCTTCTGCTAGCGAAGTAATACGTTTATTGTTCGCATCCATATCGTTAGCAAGAGTTGGGTCTGGATCGTTAATAAGTGCTGATGCTAATGAACTGAATTTAATAACACCTGGGACACTTTGATCGATAATGATTGTTTCGTTACTATCAAGTTTAGCGAATTTAATCTGTTCGCTATCAGCATCAACAAACAGAATTTTGTTATCATCTTCAGTTCTGTATGAATTTTGCTCAACATCGTCGAGCCCGATAAAACTTAGGGCACCGCCTAAGCCTAAAACTGCGTATAATTCACCAAAGTTATCATTAACTTTGGAAAACGAATCGCGTATGCTATCACCGGTGCCGTCGTTGCCCTCAACACCGATATTAATCTCTTTTCTTGCCATGTATAAACTCCAAATCTAGGATATAATGCTTCTTGTAATGATATTTATCAGAAAGTTTTATAAGCCGAATGTAAATACTATATGTTCATTAAAGAATACATTCTAAAGAAGTTATACGAAAGACGCAGTAAACTTGGTAACATTCATCAATATTACCGTGATGTTACTATGGTTGTACTTCGATGCGATAATTGTGATCTAGAATTTGAAAGATCTAGAGGAAAAATGGATCATAGGAGGCTTAGTAACAACTATTTCCACGTGTGTAGTAACTGCGATGCTAAGAAATTTGCCCAGAGGAAAGGTGTAGAACAGAAAAAGATCTGGGATATGCCGGCTAGTTCGGATTTACCGGTGTCTAAGTACTAGACAAATATTGAATCGTCGAAGTTAACGCTAACTCCACACCCGCAACTGCTCTTTGCATTAGGGTTATGAATGTCAAACATTGCTCCCATTATGTCTTTTTTGTAGTCGAGAACTGATCCGAACAAAAACATAATGCTTGCAGCACCAATAATTAATCTACCATTGCCACATTCAATGACTTCGTCGCCGCTTTCTACAAGGTCTTGGGTTTGAACTAGATTCCATTCGTATTCAAAACCAGCACAGCCGCCACCTTTGACATTTAATGAAACAGCAAATGCTTCATTTTCTTCACATAGTTTATTGATTTGATCCATACCGGATTCTGTGATATCACATACTGACATTATGATTCCAATTTCTTTAGTTCGCTCATGGCATCGTTGAGTTCTTTCATTCTATCAACGACCCATGAATCAGGAACTTTTTCCGCTTCTCCGCACTCAATTAGTTTTTCAAGATGTTCAATTCTTTCTTTGATATTCTTAACTTTTTCATCGAGGACGGTCATAACTTATTCGCCTTTCCAGAGTGTCCAGGCACCGTACGCAATAGCACCATAGGCTACTAAACTTGCGATAGGTTTAAAAATTAAAAACGCAATACCAGCACCGATTAAAATAGCACCGTCTAGTGTAGTACGTTCTTTGATTCTAGCATTAATCCATTTTTGTAACATATTATTCTCCAAAAAATTATCTTGCTGTAAGGATATTTAGTAAATAAAGCCACAGGAGGAAAATTATGTTTAATTGGTTAAAAACACTTTTTGGTTTTGATACACCGGATACCCCGGTTATTGCGCAACCTACAGCAGAGCAACCCAAAGAGGAAGCAACGCCTAAGGCACAGGCTAAAAAGCCTGCGGCAAAGCGTACAACTACTAAAAAGAAAACAACAACACAGGCTAAGAAGCCAACGTCAACTGCTCCAAAGAAGCGTGGACGTCCTGCGAAGAAAGCCGAGTAAGGTACTCTTTGTATAAACCTATGCTGGCTAGGTTTTTCGCTTTAGATTCAACCATAATGTCAGCACTTCCCAAGAAACTAAGAGCCCATTCGTTAACTGCTTCATTCCACATGAAGTCTGAATGAGCTCTTAGTTTCGCTTTTTTGTATCCTTGTCCAAGTAGCGTTTGGAAATCGGGTCGAACATTTCGTGGTAAGTGTCCGAGTAACTCTTCGCGACTGACGGAATAATGAATAACAGGACGTACACCACGCCAACTGTCAATAATACGTCTAAAACGGTCATCATTTGCATTTATATATTCTCCTCCTGAGTGGCACCAATGGTGATGAATATCTAGCACCAAAGCGAGATCGTTACATAATTCGAGACTGGCGTCGATGCCCCAGGCGTTTTCGTCGTTCTCGATAGTAATACAGTTTCTTGCCTCCGGTGAGAGACGCCTAAGTGCGTCTTTGATACCGGCTGGACCTTTGCGGCCTGAGATGTGTACGTTACACTTGAAGTCCTGGAACTGTCTACCGTACCCCATCCACCTGATGCAATTAACATGATATTCAAACTCCTCTATACTTCTATTTACTATATCTGGGCTATCACTAGCAAGCACAGTAAACTGCCCAGGATGCATAGACAACCTAACATCAAGCGACCGGGCAAGATCGCCGACCCTTGCGAAATGGCTTTCACAATATCGGACCACATCAGGACGTTGCCAAAAATAGCACCAGTCAGGCTGAGTGTATACAGGAAGGACATCACTGCCAAGTCTAACCATTCGTAATTCATGTGGTAAACTCCCAACATATTCTATAAGGTTGTAGTACGACTGAATATTGTGTACCATGATGTCCCACAGTCGTTGTTCAGCAACATCACGTGTCTGCCTATTGAGCCAAGCAACCGTTGTGCTCTTTGTATTCAACGGTCGTTGAATTTCTTCAAGCAGTTTCTTTTTTTGTGTTTGATCTGGGTACATGTACTTACATGCGAATCCTATACGTTTAGCCATAATGTCTTAGTAAATCCCACGTTTCGTTATAATCCTTTACATTATAGCACATTCCTTTGTTGTTGTCAATAATAGCCTGCGCAAGCGACCAATCATTGCCCAAAGGATCAATCCTATCTCCAAAAAATACCAAATCATTTTCACCCTCAAACCATTTGAGAATTTGAGCTTTGTCTCTGCCCTTTTCAAAAATATCAATACCAGTTTCGCCGCCAACACTTGCTGTAATGTTTGGCCAATTTTTATTAATATATTCAGCAAGTTTGTCACGTTCTCGGTTAATCAAATCCCATTCGTAATAATCTTTACGTTGTTCGCCAATAGCCGCACGTCCAACAACACTAAAATTCAACATTCCTGTGCGTTGCTCAAAGTTTTTTCCGTATTTGTTTGGATACGAACTTTGATATAAGCGATCCTCTAACCATAGCCAAAGGTCTTCTGGACATTCCCAGGGGTTTTTGTAAACAACACTTCCTAATTGATATACTTCGTTGCCACTACAGTTAAAACTATATTGTGCCTTGCGGAAAATATCTTCACCGACTTGTTCAATAGTTTTTTCAGCATCACTGCCTGTTACGAAATAGACATCGTTATGTCGCATGAAATCGTAAAACCATTTACTAAATGATTCGTCTATGATTCCTCTGCTAGGAGTAAGTGTGCCATCTACATCAAATATAAATTTTTTCATCGTAATGCCGGTTGATTCTCTAGTAGCCAAACACACTCAGCAATGTTCTCAGGACCTACATACATACGTTCACATTTTTCATAAGGATGTAAGTAAATTCCTAAAGCCCATCCTCCGATAAATGCTATTGTTAGATAAACATATTTCATCTTGTGTTTCACTTTCTTTATTACTAACTCAGTATACACTCTCTTGCTCCAAAGATCAACATATATATTGTATGATCTTTGATTTTTATAACCAATTTGGTGCTCTTAACAGCAAGAACGTTTTTAATAGTTTTGCCGCCGGATTGAAAACTCTAGGACACACTGTAGAATATCACTCAGGAAAAGGCGATGTTGCTGTAATCTGGAGTGTACTATGGCATGGACGAATGAGATCAAATCAAACTATTATGAATCGTTATCGAGAAAGAGGAAAATCTGTAATCGTTATAGAAATTGGATCATTAAGAAGAGACATTTCTCCTGCTGGTACAGATTTATTATCAACATGGAAGATAGGAATTAACGGAATTAATCTTCCTCACTTCTTTGTTAGTGGAAAGTCTTCTGAAAGATTTGAAAAATTAGGATTAAAATTAGATCCTTGGAAAAACAACGGTACTAATATTTTAATATGTTCACAACACGAACGCAGTGAACAATGGGCAAACATGCCAAAAACTGATGTTTGGGTATTAGAAAAAATAAAGCAAATTAGAGAACATACAGACCGCCCAATTAGAATAAGAAGTCATCCAAGATTTCCTATAAGACGTAGTTTTAATGAATACAATGCTGTTCCTAGTACAGGAAACTTTAAAGCAGAGTTAAACAATGCTTGGGCAGTTGTAAATCATTGTAGTGGTCCTGGTATAGAAGCAATATTAGCAGGTGTACCAGCATTTGTAGGAAATGTTAGTTTAGCCGCACCAGTTGCCAATCTCAGTATGACCACAATAAACAGTCCTTTGATGCCAGACAGAACCCAATGGGCTAACGACTTAGCATGGACAGAATGGACTCAACAAGAAATGGTTCAGGGAATTCCACAAAAACTAATTTGTGACAAATTAATGTAAATCTGGATCTCTTCCGAACCCAGGTCTAACTGAACTCTGTTGATAAGATTCTATTTCGAAACGACATTCGGGATATTGTAACTGATATATTTGTAGAGTTTCTTGTGCTTGTCTACCATCCATACCATTCGCTACTGTTTCGCCTGAGTCTATATCGTATACTCTAAACAACGTTACCATAGTAGATTATTTAATACCTCAGTTTAGAAGTATTAAAACTGTATATTAATTATTTCCAGTTTTCTACAATAACAGGATCGCGAACATCATGAATATCGGGATATCCGTGAAATGCTAGTACAGCGGTTTCTTCAGGAATTCGCGGATCCCTAATTTCTTTGAAGGTACTATTTTTTCCAAAACCATTTAATTCGTTACGACTACGTATCTCCCATTTATAACTTCTAATCCATTCGTCTGGATAAAAATTAATATGTGGATTATTGATGTGCCATACCCAATCTTGATCACCGTGAAACTTTTTAATCAATCCTGGATTCTTTTCAAACTCTGTCCAGATATTAGCGTATTCTCCGGCAGGCCATTTCATAACAGCACTGCCTAATTTTTTATATGTTGGCCTAAATACACGACCTACATCACGAAGTCCTACAAATTTTCCTGGAAGAAAGTTTACAAGTTTATCAATATTTTCTACAATAACCATATCGAGATCCATGTAGAAATTAATGTCACCTTTTGGAAAATGATCTTCTTTGAAAATATAAGGTTTAAACCACCAACCTGTTAGATGAGGATTATCTAAAGGAAGTGCTCTAATTTCAACATTGGGATTTATGCCTTCTGGATATTCTGTAAAACATACAAAACGATGAGGTACCGTTAGATGTCTTTGTACCATGTTGTAAAGTTTGTTTACATACTCTGGAGAATATTTGGTACCTGATTTAAGGCATATAAAGTTGAGCATTACTACTGTTCTCGTTACTTCTCTAACCGTGCTATTAAGTCTTTAGGTGATTCCCAATCCCAGCGAGGTTTCTTAGGAAGAAGTTCGCCTGATGAATTTTTACGTTGGGCATCTGCTCTTGCTGTTTCTTCATCTACAGTACACATAGCATCGTTACGTTCGTGTTCATACACACGTACCTGCTCTACATAACAGCGTCCTTGCGTGGTTTGATAAACGTAATGATTAACATGTTCCCAGATAAACACTGAACTCATTTCCATTGATACACCGCTTGGCAGTACACGAAGTGTACCTAGTAATCCGCCAGTGTCTACCATGTGATCTGGAATATCGCCAATGCGTGGATCATCCGCTGGTAGTACAGTCACATGATCGAAATAATATTCCAAGAAATCTTTTACAGGCTTTAGTTGTCCAAATGGAACAATCCACCCATGTTCGTCTGGTTCGCCTGCGAATGTAAATTCTACTGAACGATCATAACCATGAACCTGTGCGCAGTGTCCTGGTGTACCGTCTGGATTTGTATCAAACCATTGTGCGTGTCCACATGGTAAGTTTTTGTATACTTTTGTTGCTTTAATTTTTATAGCCATCTCTTGCCTCCTATAATGCTCGAGTAAGTTTGATGCGCAGAGTGTTTATAGTGGGGTGAGCATATAAGACCACTTGTAACATTATGTATATGTTACAGGATATTTATGAACTTGTCAAGTCTAAAATGTTTTTTTTGAACACATTTGAAAAACACCATTCGTCTGGCAATTCCCAATCAATATTATTATAGATATAAAATTTTACACTTGGGTATAGCTCGAATATTTTGGCTACTTGTTTGATCCAATAACTAGGATCAATTGATCTGTGGTGTTTGTCAACATAGTTTTCTGTTCCTTTATAAACATTGTTGACCTTTTGTGTTTCACTGTAAAGATCGAAACCTATTATGTGACAGTTTTGTGGATTCATAGTAACGCTTAATAACAATGCGTAAGGACCACTACCCCAATGAAATGGATTGTCCCATCTCTTATCTCCTTCGTATGGAAGATCGGGAACTGTTTGTACATCAGGCCCTGGAAAATACTTTTTCCAATCCTGTCGAGTGTAAATGTTTTGGACTTTGTGTGCTAGTGCTTCTTTGACCATTCGTCGGTCAACACACACAAGATGATCTATTTGAAAGTCACGACAGATAGCATTACAACCAAATGTTGTAAAGTTATTTTTTAGCAGGTTTAGATTTATTTTCTTCCTGCTCTCTCCGTTTCCTATTATTAGGTGATCCATCTTTAACTGCGGCATTTAAATCTTTTACAATGTTTACCAATTCTAAAAATTGTTCTACATTTCTAGTTAGCGTATTATTGAGTTTGAGTATAGTAAAAAGAGTCCACCACCACCAAACGACAGCAGTAACTGAAAACACAGTTCCGGCAACAATCATCCATCTATCAAAATGAAAAAGTTCTAGGAAGTAAGACACTATGAAGCCCACCGCAAATACCAGCGGAGCATACGTGCCATACTTTATCCAAGTTTTGACCTGCTTTTCGACTTTGTTATGTGGCAATTCACTATCCTATAATACCAAATGGTCGCCATTCGCCAGGTGTTCCATTTACGATACATACCCAACCAATTGGATGACCTGTTCTTGGTTCAACGTTCCAACAAATATCACCCTTGTTATAGGATCCTGCTGAAGGAGCACTTGTACCATGAGTCTGAAGTTTATTGTTAAATCTCACCGGACCGTTAACGTGTAGATCTACGTTTGGATCAGGGTTGTTAACACCAATAGCCATGCTACCATGTACATGAACTTTTGTAGGAGGACTATTCTTGTTACCAATTGTGATGCTTCCTGAAGCATCAACAGTGAGTCGTTCTGTATCGTCAGTAATTAAGGATAAAGAGTTGTAACCATGCGTTCCGATTACTGATTTGCTGTCACGAGTGTCAACCTTGAATTCAACTTCACTATCATAAATGCTCAATTTACCATGAGGTTCATCGTGACCAAATGCGAGTCTTTGTGACTCGTTAAAGAAAAATATCTGATTATCAAAATTTACATCGCCTAGTACTGTGAGATTTTTAAGATTGCCTACTTCTTTAAGCCTACTTTTTACAACTGTTGCGCCAAGTGAATCAAAACTAATAACAGGAATGTTATCAATTTGATATGTTCTTTCTCTGTTTAGATTCATATGCTCTGTTGAGAACAAAGCATCGTTTTCTCTTAAAATAAACTGTTTGGTGTATCCGCCATTGGTCCATAATAGTCCTTTTCCGATGTTAGGATTTCCAGCAGTTTGTACAAATTCTAAAGGTGACGTTCTTTCAATTCTTATATCGGCAAATAGTTCATCAGTTCTAATTCGTTTAGCAGTAATTTCTCCAGCAACATTAATGTTTTCTGCAGTTACTGTATTCTCAAATGTTACTTCGCCTTTAACTTTTGAAACATATAAATCATCAACGTGAACACCATCTTCTTTTACTAGAAGTTTAGTTGACAATTCAGTAGATTCATCTTTAATACCTGGAGTAACAAAATTACGAATCACGCCGCCGTTGATCTTGTCTCCTGAGATACTTCTGTTTGGAATAGTTCTCAAAAGTTTTTGCGTATCAACCTCAACATTTGCCCTTAGTGTACCAGATACAGTTAAGTCTCCAGCAATAACAGCAGACCCTGCTGTAAGTTCATTTTCAACATTAACACTTCCCTTGATTGTGTTGATATTAGCAAACCGTACGCTAATACCGTCATCACTAATAGTAAGCATAGTATTACCAGCATTGTCGCTAATGCCAGTGCTACTAAAATTAGTAATTTTTCCTCCACTAACTTGGTCACCTGTAAGGCCACCATATGGGATTTGCCTGATAATCTGGTTCATCTGCTTGGGTGTTAGGTCAACTTTACCAGCAGATTTTGCTTTTTCATCAAGTGTTTTGAGTGCTACGCTCAGTGATGCTGTTAATTGGTCAATATTGTCATGTGTGCTCATACTCATATTTATACAAATTGGAAAAACAATAAATACATCGTATAAGGAACGAATAGAAAATATGCCACTAATTAAATCATTTGACCCGTCAACGGACGTCAATACCAATACAGATACAATTAATATTCCTAGTCATGGATTTGGATCTTTAGACGGAGTAATTTATCGTAATGGTGGTGGCTCGAGTGTAGGCGGACTAGTACATAACACAAAATATTATGTGATTGTTATCGATAACAACAATATCAAACTAGGAACAACAGAAGTTCTTGCTAGGAACAGTACTGCGGTTAACCTCATAAGCACAGGCGCAGGAACTGTACATACATTAGAATTTACAACTATTTTTCCTAAGGAAACATCAGTACATAATATATTCCAAAAAGTTAGACTTACTGGCGGCGGCCTATCTGCTGATGGTGAAACTATTACTGCTGAAACTGTCGACGACACACTTAATATTGTAGGCGGCGCTGGTGTTAGTTTTACTAGTATAAATGACGACAGCAAGAGCTTTACACTACAGGCAACACAGTATGACTTTGAAGTACCTGTAGGAACAACCAATTTAAGACTGTTTAGTGATAGTGGCGATGACCAGAGTATTATTCTAACGCCAGCACGTGGCATTGCTATTACTAGAATAGGATCACAGGAAGTTGAATTTGAGAGTTTTGGTGTAACGGAAACAGACACATTACAAAGCATTTCAGAGCGTGGTAATATAACCAACAACAAACTTATTATGGATAACTTGTTGGTTGCTAAAATTGAATCAACACCAGGCATTGACGGTGTTGTAAATTACACAACAACAGGCACCACAGGAACAGCGATTGCTCTCACTGGTAATGGTACACTTGACAATGAATTATTGTTTTCACCTGATTATGCTACCAGCACAGAAACAGCAAAGGATGTTTATGTTAATTTTCAAAGTCCTGCGGCACAAGGTACACTGAGTTACACAGCAGTTTACACTTCAGAATCAACACTCACAACAGGCAGTGTTATCCTACAGAGAAATGACGGCGGTGGCTGGGTAACCATTGATAATGTTAGCGGAACAACAGTTGACCAATCCTATGAAATCAATGGTAACTATGCTGAAATACTAAGCAGTACTGTTGATTACAGAATTATATTTTCTTGGACAGGAAGTTCAGATATTGTAACCTATAGAATTAGGGTAAATTTTGAAGTTGAAAATGTTCCAGGCACAGAAATTATTCTAACTGACACAGATGCCGAAGTACTTACGTTGGGTACACTTGGCGGCTCTGTTGTTATTCGCGGCAACGTAACACTTGCTGATGATATTAGCACCGACGGTATAAGAATATTCAACAACAATATTACTAGCATCAATAGTGACGACAATATTGTTTTAGAACCAAGTGGTGTGGGCGGCATTGAGTTACGCACAGAAACCATGTACAACACGGAAACAACATTTAACTTGTTTCCTGATACAGTTACAGAACTAAACATTGGCTGGAGAGATTATCCAGGCGATTCAACTATTCCTGATGCTAATTTAAACAATACAAATATTAGAACAAATTTACACGTTGATGGTTATTTGGACATTAAGAATAACGGTAACGAAGTAGCAGAAATCACAACCAGCACAATGGAAACGGTACATGTCTTTACAGGTGCGTCAACTATTGTAATTGGTAACGGTACCACAGATATTAATCTTGGTAATATTGACGTCAATGGAAATATAATCGACACCAATGATAGCACAGGTATCACTGTAACACCGATACTAACAACACAAAGCGATTTAGTTGTAGAAAATGATCTAAATGTAGCACACAAAATTACTGCTACAGATTTAGAATTATCAGCAAATGCTCTTATCACACAAAACTTAACAGTTTCTGGTAATACAGCAATTACGGGTAACACAACAATTACGGGTGATCTACTAGCCGGCACTTCATCTTTTAATTTACTACAAAATGCTACAACAATTAACATTGGAGCAACTACCGGTACTACTACACTAGGACATAATTTAGTTACAGTAGGCGATATTCAAATTCAAGGAGGTGATTTAACTACAGATCAAACCACCTTTAATTTGCTGAATACCACAGCAACAACCGTAAATGCTTTTGGTGACGCAACTACTATTAACTTTGGTAGTTTAATTTTTACAGGTAACACACTAACAACTGATGATTCGAGTGGTATTACATTTACACCAGCCGTAACTTTTGAAAGTGATATTACAGTTGGAAATGACATCACGGTTCCGACGGTTGTTGTTACATCAGGATTATCATCACCCAAGGCAACAATTACAGAGTTAACAACTAGTTCTATAACAAACAGCGGAACATTTGGTACAGGTAGTTTGGGTGTTACAAATAACGCTACAATTGGAAACGATTTAAATGTCGGTGGAGATGCTGTAATTACAGGCAACCTTACTGTACAAGGTACACAAACTATTCTTAATACTTCAACACTAGATGTTGAAGATCTTAACATTACTGTGGCAAAAGGAGCCGCTGATGCTACAGCCGCTAATGGAGCAGGCCTAACCATAGACGGTGCTAATGCTACATTAACTTATGATAATACCACTGATAGATTTATCACAAATAAAGGCTTAACGGTAACTGCTCTAACAGCGTCAAACGGTATTGATAGTACAGCAATTGGTGATAATACTCGTTCATCAGGTAAATTTACAACACTTGATGCTGATAATACAGTTACACTGAGTCCGGCAAATACCTCAGTTACTATTTCACCAAGCGGAACTGGTACTGTTGTTATAAATCCAAATACTGCAAGTAGTATAGATAATGTTGTTATTGGTGGAACAACAGCGGTGGCCGGAACATTTACTGATCTAGCATCCACTGGTTGGTTAACCACTGCAGGCGTTACAGAACAAATTGACACCAAGACATCAGCAACAGGAACAGTCGCACACGATTTAGATGTTGCCACAGTATTTTATCATAGCTCTATTAGCGGTGATTTTGTGACCAACTTTACAAACGTACCCACAACGAACAATAGAACCGTATCCGTTGCCCTAGTGCTTGAACAAGGAGCAATAGGTCGAGACGTCACTGGTGTTGAAGTTAATGGTAGCAGTGTTACTGTCAAATGGTTGGGAGGCATTACACATACAGGAACTGCCAACGAAGTTGAAATACTATCTTTCACTATTGTGAGGGTTAACAGCACATATCAAGTGCTGGGTTCGATTAGTATATTTGGATAATATAGATGCCGTTTATCAATAGAGCTTCAAAAGATCTACTTACTACAGGACAAAAAGTCAACTACTTTGTGGATTGGACCTTGGGCAATCCCGGCGGGCTCAATGGCAGATTACAAAGAATTGCCGTTAAGGGAGACGGTACAACTGTGTATGCTGGAAATCCTACACGTGGAATTGGCTCTACTTTTCAATCTGGAGCAGTGTACGCAATAACAAATAGTTCTTCTGAAACGATCGCAAATGGCACAAGTGACTATCAACGAGTAGGAGAGAGTGTAGCGGTGCTGGATGACGGACAAAGCACAGGTGGTTGGTATTATGTGGCTAACGGTCGACCTGGCGCCGGCACAAATGCGTCAGGCCAAGTCCGGGTAAACAATTTTTATGGCGGTTTTGATAATTTCTCAACAATTGATAACCCAGATACTTCGGGAACATCAGGATATGATTATGATACTGATACAGCCGGTGTACCAGACGGATTCGGCACATACATCATGATGTTTGATGGCTCGGGCGATGTTGGTGGACAATTAGAATTATTCATTGCCGCGCCCTTTTACGGAAATGCCACAACAGGTGCTGTCGGTAGAATCTATCACTATAGAAGAACAGCGAACTCGTTTTCCGCCAATTGGACTTTATTAGCCACCATTGATGGCCCAGCCAATCCCAGTTACATTACCGGAACCAAAAGATTAGGCGTTGGAAGTTTTGGTCACAGTATGGCCATACAATGGAATTTTGATATTGTGCTTGGCTTCATATATCAATTAGCAGTTGGAGATCCCTATCAAGGCAATAACGATAATCGAGGAAGAATTAGTTTACATAGATTTGACGTTTCGGCTAGTTCTTGGGCCCAAGGTCTCGTACAAGAAGGCACACAGTCTAATGGTTACTGGGGATGGGACATGGATCTAAAAAATGGCATATTTGCTGTTTCTAGCCCTGCTATCACAGGCACCGGAAGAACTGAATTTGTCAGGGTCTGGGATAACTTTGATAATTTGTACACTAACTTAAACCCAACAGCGTACATTCAATTTGAAAAAAGCGATCTAGGTGTATCACCAACAAAGGACGATCAAGGATGGTTTGGACATTCACTGGCTATTGATAGTCGGGATTCATCAGTTCTCTATATTGGATCACCTACATATGACCCGCCGTTTAATCCAAACACTATTGTTACTGAAGGTCAAGGAAGAGTGTATGTAGTAAACCCTCTGACCGGAGAGCTCAGGTCAATTATAGAAGCACCCGATCCTGTTTCGGGAGGTGGTATGAATGATAGATTTGGTTTTGCTATTGCTGTTCCTAATAGAAATGAATTTTTATCCTACAGCAATGATAATCCGCCCCAACTAGTAGTACTTGCTGAAAAAGGTGATAAAGGAACCGGACCGATTTTTAGTTCAGTAGGAAGAATTTACAATTTATATGTTCGCTATTGAATCTTAAGCAATACAGTATCCAGGTTAATACGACCGTTGAGCTTGATATCTGTAGTCTTAATTTCATCTAGATACTTACGAAGTTTTACCTTGCCACAAGCATAGAATTCAGCAAGTTGTTCTTTAGGTTTACGCAGTGTCTTTTGAATACTTTCTTCTTCGTTAAATCCAATAACCGTAGTACCTTTAACATTTAACCCACTACCAGGGCGGCCAGCGCCTGTTGGATCAATGTTGGCTGCCACATATTTGCCAATTTTACGTGTTTTAATATTGTAAACCCAAAGCTCATTAGCACCAATAATATCTACTGGATCAATCGAAACCATTTTTAAATCTTCATCTGTACGTTTGTACTTCATTTTAGCAACAAGTTTTTCTTTATTGATTGCTTTAGGTTTGCGCGGCTTGCGGGTTACTTTGCCTTCCTGCATAATCATGTCACAAGCACCAATAGCATCCTGTAAGAATGTCATGATATTTTTGATGCTCTTCTTGCTGAGATGTGCGTAACCTTCTTTTAGCTGATTCCACAAATCTTGCTCTAAGTCACTCATTTTATCTAACTTTGCTTTTGTTGGAAAGTTAGTGAGTTCTGTGTATTCTTTATAAATTGGTTCTAGATGATTCTTGATGATGCGAGCATGTGCTGGCTTTACTTGATTTGTACGAAAATCTTTAAGTACGTCTAATGCTTTAGGATCAAATTTTTCATGATCTTCAACAAATAATTCAATCTGATCATCAATAGGACCCATCAGACTCATTGCGGCTTCACGAAGTCTTTCTTGGATAGTAGGAACATAAACGTTCTCATTGGCTTTTTCTTCTTTTTTCTTTACTTCAACAACTTTCGAGCCTGCTAAAATTGCTTCTTCAACCCGCTTTTTAATAAAGTCTGTTAGTGGCTTTTTACTACCCATTGTGCCAGTAAGACTTTCCCAATACTCGTTTTCTTTTTCGTTGTAATTTGGAGCACCGTCCATTAATTGCTTACAACTGATACCAGCACTAATGCTTAAAATATAACTTGGAGCGGCTTTTGCTTGCTTAATCTGTTCTTTAGTATATTCCTTTGATTCAGTCATCCATTGGAAAATAAATTCGTAAAGGTCAGTAGATTTAAAATTTTCGTAATAGAAACTACGACATACTTCTCTATGTCGATGGATTTCTTGTCCAGTCCATTCTTCCCAACCGTCCCAACTTGGGCCACTTAGTTTGCCGCCTCTCTTTACTCGAGGTGCCGCACGAACCTTCTTCTTACGGGTAGTCTTTGGTAATGCCATGATTTAGGGCTCCTAAAAAATCTAACTATGAATAATTGTACGATATTTTTATATATATGTCAAGAGCTAACTATAAATATTTTTATGAATAAATCACTCAAAATAGTAATCGTCGGCGGAGGATCCGCAGGATGGTTAACTGCCGGATGGTTAAGCGTCTTTCAAAAAGATTGTGAAATCGAAGTAATAGAATCTGATACAATATCCACAATAGGTGTAGGTGAAAGTGTTACACCTCACGTTGATTTATTTTTATCAGACATGGGAATTGATAGACATCATTGGATGAGAACCACAAATAGTGTTTATAAATTAGCAAATAAATTTACTAATTGGGTTAGTAATTCGGGAGAAACTGAATATTTTAGTTTTAATTACACGTTACCTGCTGACAGTTTATATCAAGATATTACAAAATATTTTAATAAGACTCAATTATCTGAAAGTATTGATTTAAGAAATACAGATATTTTGTATTCTCTAATTAAAAATAATAAATTAGAAAAATTTGACAAGTATTTTAATCCGCAGTACTGTTATATGGAAAACAATACTTGTCATATAAAAGATCAAATTAATTGTTTAAATCAATTAGGTTCAATTAGTCAACATATCAACGCCGAACAATTAGGAACATATATCAAAGATCACATTGCTATTCCTAACGGTGTAAAGTCTACCATAGCAACAATTAAAAAAGTAATAAGAGTTCCAGGAAACATACAATTAGTTAATCATTTAGTAACTGAAAAGGATGAGTTGATTGCTGGAGATCTTTTTATAGATTGTTCAGGATTCAAAAGAGTTTTAATGAACTCTTATCCTTTAGAAGTACACAAATACAAAGATCATCCTATCAACAGTAGTATAGTTGCGCAAACTGAATATCAAGATCCTACCAACGAATTAGTTAACTATACACAAAGTATTGCTAGAGAGAATGGGTGGCAGTTTAAAATTGGACTTTACAACAGAATGGGCAACGGCTATTGTTTCAGCGATGCTCACGAAACTCAAGCAGATAAAAAATTTAGTTCGTTTGTAACTAATTTAAAAAACGAACCTAGACTGATAAAATGGACTCCAGAAAGACTTGTAGCACCTGGAAAAGAAAATGTAGCCGCTATTGGTTTGAGTTCTGGATTTGTAGAACCCTTAGAAGCCAATGCTCTTTATACAATTATTACTGGTATTAAATTGCTTGATACAACTATTAACAAATACAAAATTACCAGCAGGTTTGATTGGTCTGATTACAATAAAAAACTTACACATACTATAGATGATATTGCTGATTTTCTAATAGTTCATTATACTCTTAGTCAAAGACAAGATACTGAATTTTGGAAAGATATGCGAGAGATTGGCAAGACCGACAATCACGAACAATTGATTAAAGACAAGTATTATGATATACGAAACACAATGGGTTATGCGAGTCATAACCATACTATGTTTCCTGACTATATGTGGATACAATTAGCAACTCATTATAACATAGACATGGATATTCAAGTTGATAATGAGTTGCTAGAGCTAGGACTACTAGAATTTAAACACAATTATAAAAAGCATTCACTAATTAGTAAAAGTACTTTAAATAATTATGAATGGATTAACAAAGTAATTTTCGGATCTTCCGGTTCGTGATATTGTACTGTCGCTTTAAAGTTTTCTAGATCAGGTATCCCTGCTAATTCTAGTTCTATAGTTAAGTTATCGCTCATATACGGATCATCTTCACCCGAACCGTCGATCACAAATACAATTTCTACATCACTAAAATCGTTAAACTTAGCAGGATCAACAATATCTCCTACAAGATACATTCCTAATAGATTTTCTCCTATTAGCGTATCCTCTGCTACGTGTTTAATATCTTTTCTACGAGCAACGAATCGCTCGATCATAACTTCTCTATAATCCATATTACATTCTATATTTTTGAAAATATTCTTTGGTAAACTTAATTTCAGCTTCTCTGTTTTCCCAAATAATATTGTTAGTATTCCTATGATTACGCCTAGCCTCCCAACTGCATAATCCCATCTCGCCGAAGTCTTGTTCTTTACCGAAGTCTTCTCCGCCATAATTTTTTGCTATAAATCCGATTGGTGCCCTAACACCGTATCTATGATGAATAGCATCTCTAACAGACCAGTCAAGTATGTAATCTTTAGTTACTACAACACAATGACTATCAACTACACCATTGTGTGTAACGTTCATTGGTTCTCCAATGATTTGTTTCCAACCTTTTTCAAGATGGGTGTAGTAAGAGATTACTTGTTTACAATGAGCTTCAATGCCATGTAGTCTTAAAACTCTTCGTAAAAAATAACTAGTAAAGAAACACTTATCGCCGTTAGCATGAAGATGTCCATTGCTCCAGAAACGATAATATATTTCTAATATTTTGTGATTCATTGTAGAAAAATCAAGTTCTGTTGATAATGCTAGTCCAAGATCTAATGGATCATAAAGTACCCGATGAGAAAATTCTTCTCTATCAAAGTAAGGTGGTGATTTTGAGTTTTCATCCATATATTAACTATTTTCCCATAAATGAATAGAGTATCCTTTGCCGTTGCCGTCACCACCATTGTTATCGATTTCTACTCCATCGTAGTGTAATTCAGTAACAATGTCCTCACCGTTAGGATATTCTGTTGTAAAAATTTTTAATTTAGCAGGGTCAAACTCTCCGTGAGTTTCAATCATGCCATCGAAGAATGTGCCTTTTTCTGAACTATAAAACTGTAATACATATTTGTCGCCGTAGTTATCAACACAACCCATCTCAACAATGTCGAGATAATCTTCTCGACCTTCGTTTAAAGTTTCAATCCATTCACTGATGTCTTTGGCGTCAACAACAGATTTGATAACGCCACTGCTCCATTCAGCATTTTTTACTTCGTCTATACTTAGGTTACCGTGATCGTATGAAACACCGTATTGATGTTCAAACTCATCATGATGTTCGTACCAAGGCCGAGCATCGCCCTCTTCATCGTACATAAAGTGAGCTTCGTCAGGAATATTAGTCCATTCAGACTTTTCTTTTTCTTCTGCTTCTAGCATATATTCCATGATATTTTCTTCGCCGTTTTCATCCATTTCGGCTTTCCAGTAATCGTACTGTGCTTTATTCAAATTGATGTAAGCTGATTCTCCACCATAACCCCAAAGGGTCACACTGTAAAATCGAGGATCTTTTAGATGATCAATCAGCTCTTGTTTTTCTTGCGGCGATGCCATGGTCTTTCTCCTTAAACAGTTTTTTCAAGTACCATTTATTTTTACGAATATACTGTTCCAATGTTAATTCGTTGTCTTTCCAAAAATAACGTTCTTCTTGGTTCTTATAAAACATTTCATTACAAAACCATCTAAACGTGTTTGGATCAGGTAATCTAAATATCGGTTCAATGTTTTCATCGTTCATGTTACAATTATGCTATCATTGTTGAATAAAGTCAAGTCTTTATCTTCAGTCCAGAACACATTTTTTATTCCAAAATCATCAATAACACATTGACAACCGGCACAGGGTTTAGCAAGCCCGTGTATCCACTTCTTAGACTTAATATAAGGGCGTTTAACACGCACTACGTATAAGTCGCACTCTTTGAGCTGTTGCTTGTCAATTAACCGCAGAGCGTTGCGTATAGCGTCTACTTCAGCATGCATATACAACTGGTCGTGGCGATACCCTTGACCCATCATCATAGGATGTGTTTTCTGTTGATTAACACCAGTAGCTATCAAGTTTTTTCGATAAATGATACCTGCGGCCATAGGTACTCTTCGGTTATCTACATAGCCGCCTGTTTCGATCGCAAGGCGTGTAAGTACTTTAGTAATCTTGCTGTTCATGCTAAACGTAGATATCGTAGTTGACTATACATCGCGGCCCTTTTTTCGGTATGCCGCCACCGTGTTTTATAGACCCGTCAAAAAGAACTGCTCTGCCTTTTTTAGGTTCTACAGATTCTATAATGTTTCCAAAGTCATCAAAAAAGACAGTTGGTCCATCAGCATCGTTTACATAATAAATTACAACCATGTGCTTGCCTTGTAGGTCGACATGGGGAGCATAGTGATCTAAATCAGTTTCGTGAGGAACTGTGATATAGATTCTTCCAACTAAAATTTCTTTTAATTCTAAATTATGTGTGTTACAAACTGCCTGCGGAACCATGGCAAAGTTTTCTAAATGTTCGCTTAATGCTGTATGCGATTTAAGAACATGTACAAAACTAAGCGGCGACTGTCCTTGTTCTTGTGCTGTAGTTTCATACTTACATTTAAAAGGAACTGTAGGATAAATGAACTCCTCTCCTTTTAAACCCAAGGTGGCTAGTTCATAATAGTCTTGTAGGTAAGATGGGATAAGATCATCATAAACTTTAATTAGCGGTTTTGTCGTCTTCAACATCATCGTGGCACAATGCTTCTACTGTTTTATAATGTTCGTATGCTTTACGAAGGGCTTCAAATTTTTCTAGTTTATCTGGATCTGGTTGTAGAATAGCCAAACGCTTTTCCATTGTGTCCATGAATGTTTTTAAACTACGATTTCCAATCTTAACATCGCCCTTGTCATTGATATTAAGATCACCTTCGGCAATGGTAATACCGCTATCAAAGTCATTAATAGTATCGAAGGTAAATGATGTAGGATATGTATCCGTTGTAGTATATGTAGTGGCATAACTGCCAGTGGAATCAATAGTTCCACCGACAGTCAATCCATCGATGCTACCAGCTACATGATAGTCTGGTATGTTAATCGTGTAAGTCTTGGTATCATCGTTTTCCATAATTAGGCCTTGGCTTCTTTACGTGAGTTTTTTTCTTCGGTAATCTCTGCTCTGCGTGTTTTTGCGAGCTTGGTTACTTCTTGAAGAGCCTTACGAGCTCTTGTACCAGCGGCTGCATTACCGCTGTCGAACTTTTCGTTTTCAGCTAAGAATGCTTCAAACTGTTCTCTGATTTGTTCTACTGTCTGTGACATGTTTTTTCCTCTTTATTAAAGTTATAATACTTATGACTGTATTATGGTGCGGCTGGTAGGATTCGAACCTACAAAGGACAATCTGACTACGTCATATCCCCATCCCCTTTCTAGCCTATGGGACTAGCGGGAGGTCTGCCATGTTCCACTCACAGCCACTTTCATAGTATAGCACAAGTTATATTTAAGATCAAGTCTTTTTTATCCATTCTAATTCCGACGCATATTAGCAATTTCTTTGGCTTGATCTGTCCCTCGCATTACAGGAACTGCGTTACTTTTGTGCATAGTAGCAATTCCTACAATTAGATCACCTGTGTATTTTACAGGTTCTTTCTTAGTCGCGACACCACCGACACCATTACCTAGACTTGGAATATTCGGTGTTTCTCTTCGATACCCATAGTCTGGAACAAACGGCTTTGTATCTACTGTTTTTTTACGTGGCTTGTATTCCCCGCGAATATAAGAAATGTAATCTTCAAAATTTTTAAATTGTAAATCATGTAAATGTTTACGTCGCATACTTTTATTATGCTGTCTCCATTGTACTTCTAATTCTTGGAGACGTTTTTGTGTTAGTTTTTTATGCTTAGGTTTTTTGGTATTAATTGTAGATAAACCCTGGGCCAAGTGCATAGTCATAAAAATACTCCTGAGTAGTTACTAACATAATAACTATACAGGAGTATTAGTGGTTTGTCAACGTTTAATTTGCCAAATTAGGCGTCAGCAAGTTCCTTGATAAATTCAAAAGTTTCTTGCTTGGTATCATTATCTATTAGACAACTGATACAATTTTCCGGTGATGTTTCACCGTAAGGATCGCTGTCTTTGCCTTCATCATTAATGCCAGGCTCTTCAAACCAATTTTCAATAACACCGTCATTGACGATCATAGCATAACGCCACGAACGCATACCAAACCCTAAATGCGACTTGTCAATCAACATCCCCATTCTGCGGGTAAAGTTACCAGAACCGTCTGGAATAAATTTAATATTTTTAATCTCTTGATCGATCATCCACTTGCGCATAACAAAGGTGTCGTTAACAGAAATAACATAAACTTCATCAATGCCAAGCTCTTTGATCTTTTCATAGTTTTCTTCGAAACCCGGAACTTGATAAGTCGAGCAAGTTGGTGTAAATGCTCCTGGTAGGGAGAATACTAAAACTCGCTTGCCTTTAAAAATGTCATCAGTTGTAACATCTTTCCATTCAAATGGATTTTCGCTACCGTTTGTTTTGTCAACATAGGTAATAGGTTGTCCGTCAGTACGAACACGATATTTAAAGGTAACCGATGGTACCTTAGCGCCTTTAATCATAAACTTTCTCCGATTGTGTAAAATAGAACTGAATGTTCTCTGCGTTGTAGTTAGTATTTACAATATAAAATTACTATAAAACCGACTTTTTCCATTTTATTTTTCTATGATAAACATAGAAAATTTAAATTAAGTGGGCCGTCTATCTTTTACAGGCGGACGACCCAAACGCTCTGTTGTAGTATCTTTCGCGATACTACGGTTTGGCCTGCCCTAGAGGATTCGAACCTCTGACCCACAGCTTAGAAGGCTGTTGCTCTATCCGGCTGAGCTAAGGGCAGATGCTTTACTGTAGAGTTATTACACCCTCCACAGTTTGTTTTTTAGCAGTAATAAAATCAAATATATAATCCATTGCTGCACTAATTTCTTCTAACGTCATCCAGTCTTGGTTATCTAAGATACCCTGAATAATATCTTGAATTTCTTCTTCACTTAGTTCTTGTCGTAACGGGTGTATGCCTTCTTTAAAAGGATCAATGTATTGTAGTGTCATGATTTAAACCAGCTCTAAAAGTCCAACTATATAAATTATTGTAAGGCCTAAGTTCAAAACAAGCAAGCTCTTTTCTTTCCAAAGGAAGCCTACTGCTACCCAAATTCCATTAGCAACAGTAAACGCATAATGGTGTAGGTTACCAGGAAGGCCGAAAAACATTTTTACTTCAGGAACAAAACTAGCCATCATAGCGGCAATAATGAGAATAACTGTTCCGGCCCATGCTAATCGTTGATACGGTTTTGTATCAGCATCGACTGCTTCATCTTTTAGTTCGTATTCATACACACTATTGTAACCTTCTGCTGAACGCATACGATCGATGATGTCTAGTTCTTTCTCTGTAGTTGCCATTATAGGATGCCTGCCTCTGTTAGGATTTTAACAACTTCTTCGCTGAGAGGAATTTCAGTTTTAACATTTAATTCAAGAATTTCGTCAGCATACTTTTGCTTTTGCTTTTGAATTGAACGAACTTCATCTTTAAAACTTTTAATTTCTGCTCGACTTACAACACCAGTAGTAACTTCGTCCTCTGAGTATCGACCGAAGCCGTCAGACTTGGATTCTTGATTTTTAATTTTATTAAGTTTGCCCTCTAGAATCTTTAGATCTACAGTCTCTTTAGCTCGGGTTAGATCTCCAAGTTGCTGTAGGCGTTTTTCTGCTAGAGCTGATTGCGTTAGCAACAAGTCAATACCAGAGTTATGATTCGCGGCCGAAACTAGTCCGCGAATATTATACAGAGCAGTTAACAAGATTGCTCGTTTACGGTCATTATTCAAAAGCTCTACATTAGCATTTTTAATTTCGATTTCAGGATCCTGAAATTCGTTAATGCTGATAGTGGTCTTCATCTCAACTTCTTTGATTGCTTCGATGATAGAATTTTGAATTGCGTTTGCTTTGCGTAAATTAATATTCATTTTCTTCATTGCCTTCTAAAAAATCTTTAGTAATACCGTTGATATCATTGTAATAATCTTCTTCGGTGTACTTGCCTTCTTCAATTTCTCTAATTGCTATCACACCTGGTTTATTATCTTTTGGATCAACTCGAGGTGTCGCACCATGTGATAATTGTCTAGCTCTGTACGATGCTACTTTGATGAGCAAGAATTGATTGCCCCCTAATGCTTCTATTGCTTTTTGAGATGTAATTCTTGCCATAATAATCCTTCCTGTTAACGGTTCCACAAAAGGTCAAGTAATAAGCCAAACAAATGACACTATACAAACTTCAAATCACAACGGACAAAAAGTTTGCTTTTACCCGACCAGCAAAGAACAAAGTTTCTAAAGCCGGATCACGCAACCATTTCATGAGCTTTTCAAGAGCTTATGTACTGGAGTTATTCGACATAAAGTCTGAACAACGATTGCCTATCCTCGTCTACCTTCTGCTTCGCCGGTTAAGTTAAACACAATGTCTAACTCAACAAACTAATAATAACATCTTACAGCGTTTTGTCAACACCTTCTTTATCCAAAATAGAAACTTTTTCTACTCTGTCGTAACGGAAACTGCGGAAACCTTTGCTTTCTAATGCCCAGACTGCTACCACCTTATCAGAGAGTTCGCGAACTTTCTTTTGGGTGATTGGTTCATCCTTTTTAGCAGGTGGTAGATACTCTGGAACAAGTGTACAAGGCATTACACGCTTCTCACCGTTTAGTTTGGTAAAGGTTACTTCAACTACGTTTTCCTTGAGCATTGTCATTAGGTTTTCCTTTGTTGGAATCCCCTTCATCTCTGCGATTTTTGTTTCCAAAGATTCTGTCCCATCCGTCTTCGTATGCTTTTGTGTCTGATTGTTTTCTTGATTTGTCACCTTTACCTCCGTGCCATTGGTTGCTCATAAAATTCCTTATAAAACTTTAAAAGTTTTTATTACATTTTCCATTTCGTCGTCAGTGATATCATAAAACGGCAAATGCCAAAGATAGTCCCAACTGTGAAACATATTGTTATATTGTAAATGATTTCTTATGGTTTTGTCAAGATCTTTTGAGTATAAAAGTGTACCAATTGCAGTAGCTCTATGTCCTTTTTGAGAAAGTATAGTTCTAAGCTGGCGCACATATGGTATGATCTTTTCGTTGATTCTATTTAATGACTGTTGTTCTTTGATTAGATCAATAGTGGCACATGCCGCTACTGCTCCTAGTGTATTTGTACTTCTAGAATTTCCCAAAGGTAACCATTCATCTTTTATCACATTGTTTACTTTGCTGTCTATCAGCGTAACAGAAAGATTCTCATGACCGGATGTTAGTGCTTTGCCTAGCGTTATCATATTAGGCTTTAGTCCAAGACTATGACTGTGTAGCCAATGGCCCATTCTTCCTAGTCCTGTTAATATCTCATCAACAATTAACAGCAATTGGTATTTGTCTACTGTGTGTTGTAATGCTTGCCAATATTCATTAGTGTCGTTGTGTAATCCATTGACCCACGGAACTGTGTCTACAAGAACAGCCGCAATGTTATCACACCCTAGTTGATGGATTGTTGTTTCGAGATCATCGAAAAATTCTACAAACTCTATTTGCGGAAAAATAGATTTATCAAAATGATGATTCATTTGCCAGCCGGTAATGCTTCCGCTATGAAAACTTTTCTTACGGACAAGAATATATTTTTTATCCTTTCCGTGATACATCCATGCTAGTTTAATTGCGTTGTCAACACTATCGCTACCACTCAACGCTCCTATATAACTGGAATATTTGTTGTCTGTAATTTCGTCAAGTTTGTTTCCAAGCTCATCCCAAACATTGTTGTTTAGTCGCCAGAACCCTGTATTTGATGTTAGAGCCGCTTGAGATATTTTTTGTGTGATAATAGGATTAGCATAACCAAAGATATTTGTGCCAGCACTAGCATGAAGATCAAACATTCCATCAATGTAATGACCTTTACATTCTGTGAAGGTGTAGGAGTTGTCTGATTTATTTGTATCGAAGGAGTTTAGACGCTTCATACAACACTTCGTATCTTTCCTTCACGCTTGGTATCAAGTGTGAAACAGTGTGCTCCGCTTTCCCATAATAGTCCGTGTCTAGTAGTTGTTGATAACACTTCAATGTTATTTTGTTCAAGTACTCTTTGTACTCCAGAATGTGGATTTGTTAATAATACCTTTCTCGGTGCTAGTACTAGCACGTTAGTATCAAAACATTCATCAATGCTATGGCTTCTCCATCCGCCGAACCATTTGGATAACATTCCGTCTGTGTAAATTCCGCCAGTGTCGCTGATGTCTTTACTCCATTGTTTGAAATCAATTAATTTCATGTGTTCATAAAGTTCTATAATTTTTTTATTTTGTAGTTGTTGAGGAACAAAATCTTTTTGGTATGCTACTACAGTATCATCATCAACCATAAACCACAACATATCAATATGTCCAAACCCGTCGACTGGTAGTAACTTTGTACCTATAGGAATGTTTCTTTTCATCCAATCGTAACCAAGTTTTGATCCAGGACCTCTGCTGTTGTACAAAAGTGAATTTCCGACCTTTGTCATACTAGCCATATGGGTTAGTATTTTATCTTTGTATATGTCTGCATAAATAGTTTCGCCTTTGCCGTACCATGTTTCATTCTGATCTAATCTGTTAAGTTTAGCAGAAGGTTGCTCATACCAGTTGTAACCTTGTTCGAACATACTACGGAAAATATCATAGTAAGCAAGATGCTCTGTTTCTCTTCCGGGAACACTCATCTTACCTGTGTAAATGTTGTCCATGTATACAAGAAGATTGTCTCTTGGACGTATAGGTTGAGCCTTATATCCATCAACTTGAGATGCGTCAGGACGTAAAACTTTAATACCTTGTTGTTTGAGAATGTCTGCTAGTTTGTCTAAGTCTTCTTTTGTTTCCTCAAAGACTTGTTGTAGCATAGAACTATTCTTTTCGACGGCTGGATCACAATCGCCTACAATTATTTCTTCTAATGGATCCCACTCAGTACATATCATACTGTTATTTATTTGTAAAATGGAGCGGCATCCCGGATTCGAACCGAGTTCATTTGCTTGGAAGGCAAAGTCCTCTCCCAGGAGAAATGCCGCTTAAAAAAATGTACTAACACAAAGAGTAGGTAAATTCCAATGTGTCGACCAAGCAAACACAGCTATGCTTGTGCTTCCTTCTTATCGCCGTCCCTTTCAGGCTAGTACTAACTTGGCGGTGAGACTGGGATTCGAACCCAGGGTACCCATTTCTAGGTACGACAAGTTAGCAACCTGCTGCCTTAAGCCACTCGGCCACCTCACCAAAAAATAGTTACTTGTTAAATTTTAATGTGTATTCTTTGTTGTTGTTCCAAAATGTTACAGTACTATGACTGTATACTTCTTTGGTTTTTTCTTTATAACGTGTTTCTTTTGAACACACTGTTTCTGTAGTGTAACCTTGTGGACCTTTGTCTTTGTTTCCACCGATGATAGCACCGGTCAAAGCACCAACACCTGTTGTCGCTTCTTTGCCACTGCCTTTACCAAATTGGTTGCCAATAACACCGCCGATGATACCGCCGATGATAGCTCCCTCTTGATCAAACTCTTTCTTTTGTCCGTAAGGTACTTTTACGTCTTTACATACTTCTACAATATATGGTTCCTGCTTGATCACAATTTTGTAATGATCTTCTACAACTCCCATAACATTGTTGTTAACTTGAACTTTATCAGCATGTGCTACACCTGAGAACGCAACTAGAAAACTTGCGCCGCAAGCGATTGTTAGTGTATGAAAATATAGTTCTTTAAAGGTCATTGCCTTTTTTCCTTTTCTGTTTCTGTTTCTGGTGCCGGCACCAAGAATCGAACTCGGGACCTTTGCATTACAAGTGCACTGCTCTACCTGCTGAGCTATGCCGGCATAATTTTATTTACATTGTCTGTTTATATTACAACATAAAACAGAGTATGTCAACCTAAAAAATGGTGCGCCCGGTAGGATTCGAACCTACGATCTGCCCATTATGAGTGGGTAGCTTTAACCTCTAAGCTACAGGCGCTATGTTTGGAGTGGATGATGGGAGTCGAACCCACATGAAACGGATTTGCAATCCGCGGCCTAACCATTCGGCGACACATCCACATAACTGGTCGGGGATGTAGGATTCGAACCTACGGCTTTTCCGCCCCAAACGGAACACTCTGACCAGACTGAGCTAATCCCCGTAATTGGCACCGGTGGAAGGAATCGAACCTCCGCTGTCGTGGTTTTGGAGACCACCGCTCTACCCCTGAGCTACACCGGCAAAACTAAATTGTCAAAGAGCAATAAAAAACCCCGGAGTGTTTAGTTCCGGGGTCTTTCGTAAAATTTGTAAATAATTACAACATCACGTAGACCCGCAGAAACATCCACACCATCTTGGTGTACTTGGTATTACTATAAATGTGTTTGCGTTTCTATTCATCATGTTGTTAGTATATGTTCGTTGTTATCTATTGTCAACCGTTATTTTCTTCCAAACTGTCAAAAACTTCTTGACGTCTTGAAGGTCTAACCATATTTAAGGAAGCACGGGTAACTTCTGTTATCTTATTGGCGTCTCTAGTATCAACGGCTGTACCTCCGTGTGAGATATTAAATGTCCAGCCTTTATCAGCTAGAATTGCTTGTAATTCAATTGCGGCCCAATTTGTTGTATATGCTTCATTCATGTACTTCATATCTTCAGCTGTTTCATGATAGAACACGTATCTGTGAGTCTTACTAATGTTATCAAAAGCAGTATAAGACTTGGCTGAAGCATGACCATCAAGTATCATGTCCATCCTTAAATAGTCAAGTTCTTTGATAACATCGTCTGGTACAACGGTTGCAAAGAATTGTTCATATCCAGAAGTATCATGGATGTCTGTATCTGGATTACGAATTGTAATTATTGTAGTAAACATAGTATTCCTCTCAAATTATTTATCTAAGATATATTCGAACTCTTTCATAGGCTTCATTATTGAATCAAAAACATCTACGTTTAGTTTCCAAAAATGTTGTTCATGGCCTCTGTATGTAGCAATAGTTTCTAATTGTATTGTATTGTTACTTACTAGCGCAGGCGCCCATACATTATGAACAGCTCTTTGAGTTCCGACTTCACTAGGGTGTGTACTTATATAGAAATTTTTATCTCGTCCATAATGATCAATCGTTACCGGTATAAAAATCTGTCCTGTGATATGGTGCTGATCAGCAATTTCTTTTCTTGTCCTAATGCTAGTTAATGGCATGAGATCTGTAAAAGCGCAAATTCTAGTACATATTCTGTATCCAGGTAAAAAGTCTAATTTGTGTGCGGCAAAACTAGCCACTGGAAGATTGTTATAGTAAACAATCCATACCATCATTTCTTCTTCATTACTAAGACTTTGAACTAACATTTTTTCAGTAGCATTGTTTACAAATCCTCTCTTTTTAGATTCTTCATAAAAGAAAGTTAAATCTAATTCAGGTGTCCAAGGTTTAACTATAAATTTTGCCATTTAAATCTTCTTTAAATTTTCCTTCGATTTTTATAGTAAGCGAAGTATGTGTACTAGGATGTAGATTACCGTGCCAATCATAATGATTAAAGTAAACAGCATGGCCGTCAACAGGGTATGTTGCTAGTATGTTGCCGCTATCGGATATATCGTAAACGTAAAAAGGCCTAGTTTTTCTAAACCTAAACCATATTAGATTTTTATCCTCGGCTGGTGGCTCTGGGTGATCACCTTGCTCAATTGGCCAATAGTTATAATCTCTATGATAACCTTGAGGCATATATTTTTCATTGTAAAATAAACTCACAGTATCTGTATACTCAAATGGAAGACTGTCAAACACGTCTTTTATGTGTTGCGGAACAAAATCTTTGTATCCATTTGTGTCTTTGAGATGTAAAATTCTATAAGGATCGAAACTATCATACTTTAATTTCAAGTATGTTGCTAATTTTGACGGGTCGTCTTGTGGATAATCATATTCCATTCTGTGCTTATGATAATACAATGTTCTATGATCTCTAAGATATTGCCAATTTGTATCCATTGGTATACTACCACTAGTCCATGTTGAGTTGGACAAGTGTTGATTATCAGCATATAGTTTATACAATTCGCTTTCTGCGTCTAGCAGTGTTGAAATGTCTAAATAACTATCTAAGTTAATGAATGGATTATTGTTTATTCCCAGCATCAAGGATATTTATATGTCATTGGTAACACCAAGTAAGATAAGTGAAAATTTTTTTACAAGCGGGTTCCCTCCAATTTATAAAATTGCCAAACATCATCCTCCAAATAAAGTTACTAACAAGTGGTTAAGTATTGATGATACTGGAGAAATTGATTATTATTTTAATAGTTTAGGATACAGGGACTATGAATTTAACGGTAGAGAAAATAATTCAATATGGTGTTTGGGTCATAGCGATACAGCAGGAGTTGGCGTTTCTGTAAAAAGTATATGGCCATCGGTATTAAAAGAATTGTCAGGTATAGACTGTTTAAATCTTGGAGTAGCAGGAGCAGGTTGGGATACTATAACTAGAATTGCTATTTCGGGTCTTAGAAAATATACTCCAAAAGCAATAGTAGTTATTGAACCGCCAGAAGCAAGAAGAGAATATGTACATCAACACAACTCTCAATTTGTGTTACCAAGTTTGCCTAACTCAATGATGCCTTATAAAGATTTTTACAAAGTTCGGGACCACATGAGCGATATGTACAATGTTGAAAGAAATTATTATTCGTTAAAAAATGCTTGCGATGCTAAGTCAGTTGCGTTATATGTACTTGACTTTCCCGAAAGAAATAATTTAAAAAAGATAGACAAGTCAGCAGAAGGTACGCATATCGGACCTAACACTCATCGTCAATTAGCAGAGGATATTTTTAATTGTTTAGATTTGAAGAATTAAAACAGTTACATTTAGAAATCAGTAACAACTGCCAGGCCTCCTGTCCTATGTGCGATCGCAACATAAGAGGCGGATTACCTAACGAACTATTGAAAGTGCGTGACTGGACTATTGATGATTACAAAACTATTGTATCTCCTGAGGTAATAGAACAAATTGATAACTTGTATATGTGTGGTAATTATGGCGATCCTGGTATGAACAACGACTTACCAGAAATGCTTGCCTACACTAGACAACTATCTGATATGCCTATTGGGATACACACTAATGGCGGAATGAGGAAACCAGAGTGGTGGGCTAATCTAGCACAATATTTAAATTCTGGAGAAAGTAAAATTGTGTTCGCTATTGATGGATTAGAAGATACGCACCATTTATATAGAATAGGAACAACATATCAAAAAGTAATCGATAATGCCAAAGCATTTATTGATGCTGGAGGAAATGCCCAATGGGTGTTTATACGATTTAGACACAATGAACATCAAGTAGATGAAGCAAGACGTCGAGCAACAGAGTTAGGCTTTCAAGCATTTGTTGTAAAGGATAGTATTAGATTCCATGGCGGCAACGATTACGAAGTATGGGATAAAAATGGAAATGTAACTCACACACTACAACCGTCATCGACTAGCGAGATGAAATTTGTTCCCAAGGAAATGCTATCATACGATAACGCAAAACAGTTTGTTGACAGTGTAGAGATTAAGTGTAAAGTAAAAGAAATGAAGGAAGTATATATTGATGCTTTCGGACATCTTTATCCTTGTTGTTTTGTTGGCCACGCACCAACAAGCACACTAGATCCTGGTAATCCTGTAAGCAATCTAAAACCAATAGTAGCAGAGCAAGTATCAAATGCTGTTGAGTTAATGGGCGGTACGTCAGCTATAGACACACGACAGCGATCTATTAGAGATATTGTCAACAGCAACGAGTATCAAACAGTTTGGAGTGATCTTTGGGAACAAAGAAAACTTTGGATTTGTAGTAAAACTTGTGGTGTTACTAAAAAGATTTCAACTTGGGAAGATCAATTTAAAGAATATAACTTTATTGCTTCAGACAAGAAATCCTAAAGTTTCTTTTCTCAACTAATTCTTCAAGATCAGCAATTACACGAATAGGACAATCAATTAATAGTTCTCTATCATTGATCTTTTCAATTCCTCTTATCAGTCCTGCTTTGTTTGCTTTATTAAGATAGGACATAGTATCTATGTATAGTTGCTGTTTCCAGTCAATATCGCCACCTTCTATTTTTATTAGATATCCACCACCTACATAGTTTGGCAATTTTGCTCTAACATTTAAGTGTATTCTAGGTGTGCCGCCGTAGTTACCTGCTAGATGTTTTCTACTAGTATCCATTTGCCAAACTTTACCATCAGTGGGCAAGTTATACATTTTTTCATCATCTAGATCTATAATATATGCGTAAGGATTAGTTGTGATTGCTAGATGTATTCTATCATCAGGATCTGTATGCGCAGTATAACTATCTCCTGATTCAAGTAGTAATAGACGTGCTTCGCCTATTTCTCCTAGTTCTTCTAAAAGTAAACCTAATGGTGTGTTCTGAAATTGCGGAAGTGTTTTGTAATTTCCTGAAAACAAACCTCCGTCTGATTCGTTCAAGGTTATTCTTTTTACAGACATGTCCCAAACTAGTCTCGAAACTTGATACTGTATTTCTTCCAAATAGTCTATAGTAAACAGCTCTTTGAACATAAAAATATTTAGCTCCGCCGCCGGTCGCCATAAATATTTCCGTATGTTAAAACAAATAGATATCGACGGTGTAAACATTCCATTTGATCCAGAATGGAAGAAAATAGCAATAAGTGTGAGTGGTGGAGCAGATAGTGCTTTATTAGCTAGCATCCTTTGTGACATTATTAGGTACGAAGGCAATCCTGCTTGTGAAGTACATGTTATACAACACGCACGATGTTGGAAAACAAAACCATGGCAACAATATGACAGCATAAAAGTTTTAGAATGGTTACTACAAAATTATCCAGATATTACTTTTCAAAGACACACTAACTTTATTCCTCCTGAATTCGAATGGGGAGATAAGGGTAGACAGTTTGTTGATGAGTATGGCAAACAAGTAAGTGGGGATAATATTGAGTTAAGATCCTTTGCTGAATTTATTTGTAATGGTTATGATATTCCAGTCTACTTTAATGCTGTTACACGCAATCCAAAGAATGTGGACTTTCAAGGTATGCCTACTAGAGACATTGATCCAACAGATGATAACCAACACCTATTGATGATGGAACATATGGGCGGACTTGCTTGTCATCCTTTTAGATTTGTACAGAAGGATTGGATCGTTAAGCAGTATCAAGAACAAAACAAAACAGAACTTTTTAATATCACAAGAAGTTGTGAAGGTGAGTTTGATGATTTAGATTATACAAATTATCAACCCAATCAAGAAGTTCCTGTTTGTGGTGAGTGTTTTTGGTGTAAAGAAAGAGAGTGGGCAATTGAGCAAAATCAAAAGTAAGACATTCTGTTTACACCCGTTTACGGGACTAGCAACAAGAGAAGATGGCGCAGTTAAAGTCTGTTGCCGTAGTGCTCCTGTTGGCAATATTAACGACAATACACTAGAAGAAATTTGGAACAATGAAACTATGTGTAAGGTACGCCAACAGGTTCTTAATGGAGAGCGTCCTGATGTGTGTAAACCTTGCTTTGATTTAGAGGATCAGGGTGTTATGAGTTTGCGTCAGCGACACATAACTGATCACAGTCCAGAATCCAGAATTAATTTATATCCAGATGCTTTGGATAATCTAAACGATGATTATACGATGCCGTTTGAATTTCCCACGATGGAAATTAAATTAAACAATCTTTGTAATCTAAAGTGTCGCATGTGTAATCCGTTAGATAGTACACAATGGAAAGATTGGGATCAAGTAACAGAATTTTATAAGAAAGAAAACAATTATCTTATACCGGTTGTAGAAAGTCTAGTGGCGACCCCTGGACAATACATAGGTGCGTTTGATAATACAGACAACTGGTGGAAGAGCTTTGAAAAACTTCTACCATACTTTCGTCGAGTAGAGTTTGCCGGAGGAGAGCCTTTGATGGATCCTCAGCATTATCGCATACTTGACATGCTCGCACCTTACGGTGAAAACATACAGATTAAGTATGCTACAAATGGAACAACTTTAGGTATAAAAAATCGCAGTATTCATGACTATTGGCCCAAGTTCAAGAGTGTTGCTGTTAACGTAAGTATTGATGGTATACACGATGTTTACAATTATATCAGAGGCAACGGTGATTTCAAACAGATTGAAGAAAACATCAAAGTGTTTCAATCATTTCCAAATGTCAGTAGAGTAGTCGGTGCGTTTACAGCACAGGCAGGAAACATATTACAAGCCGCTGAGTGTATTGACTATTTCCTTGATACTATGGGTATTGTGTTTTACAGTCATAGAGTGAGCTATCCTAATTGTTTGTCAGCACAGGTGTTACCACAAGAACTAAAAGAACTTGCTATACAACGGTTAGGTGAAGTAGCACTAAAAGTACCCAATTATGATATTGTCAAGAAGCATCCTGTGTTAAAGGATATCACACTTCAACAAATCAAGGACAACGTAAACTATCTTAGAGCAAAGGATCAAAATCATTTGTGGAACGACTTTGTACAGTTTAACACACGATTAGATATTACACGCAATCAAGGTCCTCTTGAAACTGTGGTCAAGGAGTTTGCTCCGTATGTATAAAGTTACCAGTCGCTGGCCTCATCAAGACAGCATTAAAGTGGAGTGGAATATTGGCAAGCGTTGTAACTATGACTGTAGTTACTGTCCTAGCATAATACACGATAATCATAGTCCTCACACTCCGATAGATCTTCTCGAAAAAACTGTTAATAAATTAGTGTCATTGGGCAAGCCAATACGTCTTAGTCTTACGGGCGGAGAACCACTAGTACATCCTGATATCGAACAGTTCTTAGATTACATTCAGTACAAAGGAATACAATGGTTAAATGTTACAACCAATGGAACACGCAGTCCTAGTTGGTTTAGAATTAATAGCATCTACTTTAACCATGTTGTGTTTAGTTTACACTTTGAACACGATTGGCAAAGAGTAGTGAATCATATTACTGAAATAAAATTAACAACCGAAGTTCCGTTCTTTGTTAATATAATGGCTCATCACGAATACATGAACGAAGTTCGAGAAGTTGTTGAAAACTTTAAAGCACGTGATATCAAGTATGCCGTTAGAAGGATACGCTGGACTGAAGGCGATCACAATGTGTTTGACGATATGAGATATGATGGTAAGGATCTATCTTGGTTATTAGAACAAGACGCAACTGCTGATGCCAACTGCCTAGTAGATGACCAAGAACTAATACATGCCAACGATATAATCAAAACAAAAAGAAACGGCTTTAAGGGTTGGAACTGTCACGCAGGATTAGAAAGCCTAATGATCAACTGGGATGGTGATGTACATCGTGCTACTTGTAGGGTGGGTGGTAGTCTAGGAAACATATACAATGATACATTTATGCCTCCTGAAGATACAGTATCTTGTACACGTGATTGGTGTACATGCGCCGCAGATATTCCTTTAACTAAGACTCTTTGAAATGTGTGTCTCTGGTTGACACCAACAACAATCTCTTTGACAAGTTAGAGTTTTAACAACTGGATTAAATTCTTTTATAAAGTTAGTATCGTAAATGTTATAGGGTTTATCAAATAAGCCTTGTCCACAACTTCCTTGTAATACTCCATCCCAATGAATGTAGATATTTTCTTTTTCAATATCGCACTTCCAGCCCTTGAATGTATTGTAGTTTAAATTGTGATAGGTATAGTTTACTTTTTTAGTTTTGCCATTTTCAAATTCAACTACACTCCCATAGGGTTTTAGATTCTTCCAATTTTTTAAAAACCATCCTATACCTGGCAGGGCTTTTAAATCATTTTTCATATACTTCTTTTGTTCTTCTGTATACGTTACTGGAAATGTTTCGATTGGAAATACAGGACGTGATTCTATAAACCATTTGCGCTTTCTATTCTTCTTCATATAGTTTATACTATCTACGCACTTGTCAAACTCATTTGGATCCATTAGAACCAAGCAGTGTACATCAACACCCTTGGATACTACTAAATCCACTACATTTATAAAATGATCAATGTCTGCTTGTTTGTGATGAAAACTAAAAACTACTTTGCTGAACTGTTTGGCGTACTTATTCCACCAACGAAGTGTTCTACTGCCATTGGTGATCAGTTTCATATCAATGTCGTATAACTTGTTTATTGTTGTTACAAACATACCAAGTTCTGGCCATAGAGTCGGTTCGCCGCCACTTAGTTCTAGTTCAAAACGTTTTTTGCCTTGCTTACTATAAGTCTCTAATAGTTTATAAAAGTTATTATGAATCATGCCTACATTCTTAGGATAAGCATAATCTCCTTTATTAGACTCGCAGTACGCACACTTAAAGTTACAGACGTTGCCTACACACCATCTTATTTTAAGTAAGTCGTCTGAATCTAGTGATGTTATCTTTATTGGTTTCATAACAAATGTGCTAGTTCAGGAAACACTGCTTTGAAGTCCAAGCCTCGAACTTTATCCATTCGTTGAATATATTCTTTAAACGCTGGAAGTAGTTTGGTATGATCGTCACCGTCCATGAAGTCTAGCACTGCTTGCCAACGTTTCCAACCATAAGGATTGTGTTTCCAGAAGTCTTCGTCTTGTCTATAGTTCTCATGTAACCAGTTAGCAAGTTTGGCAAAGTTTTCTCGTACTTCTTGCTTGTCCTTTTCTGGTAAACACTTAATGCTTAAATAGGTTGGAATATACAGCAAGTGCATATTAACTATGCCACCTCCGGCTTGAACTCCACCGATGTTATTCTCGAAGTTAATCTTCTTGAATCCTTGCTGTATCTTCCATTTGGCAAGTTCAGGCAAGTGTTTGATGTTTAGTATTTGAATTGCTGTTGCTAGACTAACTTGAATATTCGAAGGAGTGTTGTCTAATAAATGTAGATTGGAAACTAAAAGATCCCAATCAGTAGGATAACGAATGTAATGATTACGTTCGCCAACAGCATCAATACTAACAGCAAATTTAACTCGCCTAAACTTTTTCCAAAGCTCAATAATTTCTTCATCAACTAATAAACCATTAGAATTATATCTAACTAGAATTTTATCAGCATATCCTTGCCGGATAATTTCCTCTAGAAATAACTTGTGTTCTTTGATCATTAGAGGCTCGCCTCCAGCAAAGTACACTTGTTTTAAATTAGGTATCTGTGCGTATATGTCTTTCCAGAATTCTGGATTTTCATGCCAGAAGTTATTAAACTCCTTGCGTCCCCAATTCATTTGATTTTTTAGTTCTTGGTGTTGGAACTGAGGATATACTTTTTTGTGATCTGCGACCCATTGACTACTATCATGCGGGCTACACATAATACATTTCAAATTACATGTATGTCCTAACCGCAAGTCTAGGTAGTATAAGTTTTCAGGAACGGTTCCATCTTCAGCAGTTTGTTCCAGCAATTCTTTAAAGTCGATATCTTCTTCATTCCAAGTACCAGCTTCCCATAGTCGCTTACTTACAACACCCTTTGATTCCTCATCAAAGCATTTTTGACAACTAGCAGGAATGTTACCTTCAAGAATTGTTTTTCTAACAGATCGCATGTATTCGTTGTTCCATGCCTCCATCGGAGTTTCCTTGCCAAAGTTAGCCGGCCTACCTGTTTCGTTTTTTACTAATCCTATTTCATGATCAGTACCTGCGCCGCTAGAGTTAGCATTACAGCATAGACGCATATCACCGTTGGGTCTTGTGGCTAAATGTATCCATGGCAAAACACAGAAGGTGGGTGTTCCTGTTGCTTCTGTTAATTGCTTTTGATATTCTTTTATCTTATCGCTCATTAATAATGTCTCAGATGACTGATGCCTATTAGTGTTTTAAAATATTCCGTAAATTTACAATCAATTCTAAGTCCGTATTCTTGTTCCATACTATGTTCACCGCCATGCCAATCCTCATCATTAAAGAAACAAGCATGATGATTAACATAGTGTTTACGTTTAGTTTCTGGATCCCATAGATAAAACCCTCGTTTGATACAAGGTCTAATATGTATAAATTCAACGTTATGATCTGTGTAACTAGGATCTTCTGGATCAAGATCTCTGTGTTCAAATGGTTGCGAACTACTAGAACTTACAAAGAAAATCACACGTCCAATGTGTTCAATAATATTTTGTTCTTTAAGATTTTCAACCCACTTAACAACACCAGGAAAATGTTCCTGTTCAGGAGTTGGTTTGCGTTCTACCTCTCCACGGTCTTTCATGTTATGACCTTCTTCCCACAATACATAATAAATGTAAGGGTCGTGAGCACCCATGGCCGATACAAGATATCTCACAAATACATTTCTTTCTTTGTAGTCTCTCATATCTTGCGGAAAAATTTTCATACCCTCAATCTTGATTGGATCGTCGTCTGGTAATGCTTGAAACTCCTCGTATGCTTTGTATATGGGCTTCCAGTTAGCGATGTAACTCGACTCTCTCATATCAAAGCCTGGTTTCATCCAGGTGCCCTCTTTGGCATGCTCTCTAGCCAAAGCGAAGCCTTTACAAATTTCAGGGTGAAGTTTTTTAAATCCTTCAATATCTAAAAACGGGTCCAGATTTATAAAAGGATTCTTGCCTATTCCTCTAATCATTTATTTCTCCTTCCAGATATTTATAGGAGCATGGGACTAAGATATTAAATACTGGCATGCGCAACAACACATGGGATTTTTATTACAATAAGAATAGTGATGGAAATATACGAGCAAACCTTGTATATACTCCATACATAAACAAAGATCGTACAATACTGTGTATGAGCTTTAATAGAGATACACGTTATCATTTTGATGAAGAACAAAATAAACTTTGGACAGAAAACGACCTAATTGATAGGTTTAATAAAGAACTGACGTTTCATGAGAAAGTAAGATCCGTTATCCCTACATTAAAAATTCTAGAAGTTGATTACGATAACAGAGAAATATACATCGAGTGGCCGGGCGATGATTTTTACATGCTAGGTTTAGATACTCCGTATGATGAATTGTTACCGAGTTGGAAAGAACAATGGTTACACATTATACAAACATTAAAACACATAGGCGTCAGTAAATTTAGTTTACACCCAAACAGTTTTGTAATTAAGGATCATAAACTAGTTCCATTCAATTGGTTCTTCTGCTATGATAGGAATGAAACTGGTATTACTATTGCCAATGTATTGAAACAAATAAGCACACAACGATTAGATAAATTACTTCATATACTAGCAAGTCAAAATATCTATGTAGATAAGGGTTATACAGCCCAAGAATTGGAAGATGTTTGTTTCAATAGTTTTAGATCAAACTATCCACAAGAGTTAATAGAGAAAGTTTTAAATGACAATAGCATACGTTCCAATTGATATTGATGTACAGTTACCCGACGAACAATCTTTGATTGACTTCTGTCAACAAACAAAAATACCAGACATCACAGACAGCAATGTTAACCAAATCAAATTCTGGGATAAAGTTCCTGTTATTGGCAGACTTGAAAAAAATGAAGATTGGTACGATTTAGATAAAATGCGTCATGCTTTGTTTAATAGATATACACCAGGTCTCGGTGAGTGTAGATACGCTAATAATATTGATAAAATATTTCCAGAGATTCCATATATGTTAGAACAACTTCCTTTTAAAGAACTGAGTATGGTAACAATGTTGGTTCAAAGAGAACCTGTTGATACACACATTGATAGTCAGGTTTATGATAACATTGTAGATCCATCAGAGATTGCTATAGAAATGGAACCAAGACGTTATAACATATTAATGACCAAACACAATTATAGAAGTTTCTATGTAAGAGAACAACAAGACAGCGAAAAGATTTATCCAGAGTTTACACCCGAGTTACCTTGTCATGCTATTTGCGAAAGTCATCACTGGCATGGCGCAGATTGGGACGGACCTGATAAAATTATGCTATGTGTATTTGGAATTTTAGATAGGCCCAAGCATCTTCAAATGATCAAGGATAATTTAGAAAAACATAGAGATAAAGCTATTGTGTTTTAGGAATCTTATTATCTGCTGAACTTATACAAGTATCAGTAATACACTTAGATGGTGTCTTAAACAGCGTAAAACCGTCATACAGCGTGCCTAAAGGTTCTTCCTTACAACTGTATGCCCTCTTAACTTCGTTACCTCGTATAACACAACTTTGATAGCCTGCGTTACAGTTCCAATTTTTAAAACGGTTAAACCCTAATGAATTTAACCGTTCTGCCTGATCAATATAATACTTCTTGCCTTCATAATCTTCAAGTTCTACTTGAAGTAGCGGTACTACTTCTTGGTACTCTTTCGGGATGGTTTGCGGGAAACCTTCTTGTAAGATTTTGATTTGCTCATCTGTGTAGCCTCCAACCACTGCTGTGGCGGTATCATTGGACTGGGGCTTGAGAGTGACATTAATACCTCTGGCGGCAAATCGTTCAAGACGTTGATATAGTTCGTCAAACATTTCCGGCACCATGACTTGATTAATTGTAACATAGACGCCTCCTTTCATTAACTGCAAACATTTATCCCCAAACTCCTGTTCGTGAGCAAATTCAGCATGAAAACTAGCGGTTATGCTACGCCTATCGATATTAGCTGTTGCCTCTATCCATCTACCCCACCATATACTACCGGGTGACAAGTTAGTTGTCATATGTAGGCTTTGATACTCTGCTTCACTATCATTGGCATAGTGTTCAATTACTTCGCCGAACTGTTTGTAAGCAGTCGGCTCTCCACCACTAAAACTAAAATGAAAGCGATTAAATCCGTTAGCTCTTGCTTGTCTTTTTATTTCATCAATGCCATTTGTGTACACTTCCAAGTTTAAATGATCTGGCTTATCGCTATGAGCATAAGGCCAACAGTAACTACAACTGTAATTGCAGAAACGTCCAAGTATCCAACTGACATTGAATACTCCTTCGTCTAACATCGTTCGTTGTCCGATTTTTGTTATATCTTCAAATGGTATTTTGTTAAAATTAAGCATTAAGATTCGTTCGATGGCATACTGAACCTTGCTGTATTGCCAACACGTTTAGGTAGATCATTTTTAATAATTTGTTTAGGATTTTTTTATTGTTGAAAATAAGACAGTAGTCACTGAAGTAAGGATCCATGTCGATGATGCTTTTGTAATCCGAGAGATGTAGCAATAAGTCATCGCCATATGTTCTATACAAATTATGTGCTATATTAACACTATAAGCAAATAATTCATCAGGATCACTATAATACTTTTCTTGTTCATCAACTGAAAAACCTTCAAAATAATCCTCGTATAGTCTTACCTTATGTTGATATCTATGTATACTTTCGTGACATAAAGTATCTGCTACATCATATATAAATCTGTTATAATAAGATTCGTTCAGTTGAAATTTCTTTTCATATGCTTCGTTGAATATTTCTAGATGTATGCTTGTTTTTGTTTCGGTATCATATACACCCGAAACAGCAAAGCATCCTTTTACTGTAGGAGCTTTTCTAAATGTAATCTTCACATCGTCGAGGTGCGTTAGCATTTTTTTAACAATGCGCATAACCTCCTTACTGGAAACTCTTCCAGGCGACATGTGATTTAGAAGATACCTAATTACCCAATTTGGATCAATTATACTATCTTCTGAAAACAATTCTTCCTTTAGATAAGTCATACACAGTAACCTCTACGTCAACATCGTCACCAACAATACATCGTATTTTATTTTTACGCATTCTGCCACTCAAGTGTGCCAAAATAACATGTTCATATTCATCAACTTTAACACGATAAGTTGTATTTGGTAACACCTCTACTACTTTCCCTGATACTTCTAATAAATCTTCTTTAGCCATTAAAGTCCTTCAAGAACATAATCTGCCGCATTATAGCCGATCATGTCTTCTGCTGTCATGTAAACATCACTAGCAGGTAATAATTTTTGTTTAATAATTTTATCTTCTAAATCTGTTGCTTCTTTTAATACATCAAACATTGCTTTGTTCAATCTATCTGTTTCTTTCCTAGTAGCCTTGATATCATGATATTTTCCTACATCTTCTGTAGAACTAAATTGATGACACATTATGCCGGCGTTCTTGGAAATCCATCGCTCGCCTTTGGAGCCTGAAGCAAATATCATAAAGGCCGCACTCATGATACTACCATAGCCAATTGTACGAATAGTTAAGTTACTACACTTCATGACATCAATTAAACCCAATGCTTCGTATAAATCTCCGCCTTGCGAATTGATATAAATTGTTAATATCTTATCATTTTTTGATGTAAGATTTTCTGATACAATCCACTTTACACAATTATTGATATTTTCTTCAGCAATTTCTCCCACAAGAAAATGTGTGGATTCGTCAAGAAGTTTGACACCAATGCGATCGTCTGCTCCAAAATATTCAAGTTTTTTAGTGGTCATATATTTACTTAGTCAGTTCTAATTGTTTTATTATACTGCCTTATTGACTCTAAGTAAACATTAGAATTGTCCAATTTGGCTAGAGCGTTGCTGTCTTTTGGAAAACATTTTCCGCCAAATCCTCTTTTTCCATCTGGACCAGGAACTGCTGTGTGAGCTCGCCCAATTCGTTCATCACTAGTGATTGCCCAACGAACTGATTCCCAGTCGCAATCGTGTTTTTCACAAATATCATATAAACTGTTAAACATAGATACTTTAGCTGAGAGAGCTGTGTTAATACCTAATTTAATTAATCCAGCACTTTTAATATCAGTAACATGCCATGTCATATTTTGAGCATGGTCATAATCTAATAGCAACCTTCCGATATGATCCATTAAAGATTTATCCTCAGTTCCAAAAACAACCAGTCTTGGTTTTAGCGCATCGTTGATAGAATTTGCTTCTGTTAAAAACTCTGGCCAGAAAATTGTTCGTTGATACACTTCAGAAATTTTCTTTAAGAATATTGGATCGCAAGTTGATCGAATTAGAACAATGCCATTGAATCCGCCTCGAAGTAATTTCTCGTAGCAGTGTTCAACATCTGTATAATCTAAACCTTCTTCAATACCATTTGTTGGTACTGAAATGATGGCGTAACAGTAATTTGAAAAATCTTCAATTATCAAACCCTTAGGCGGATCATAGTAATCCACATCATTATTAAAGATGGCGGCTGTTGCTGTGCCGCACACTCCTTGCCCAAATATTACAATTGAATTCATTTATACCTTCTCGACGTTAGTGCCGGACCTTGTTAGAAAATCTATACCGTCTGTGCTACGATAATCGTTCTTGTAGTATACATTCTTTATACCGCTTTGATAGATTAGTTTAGCACAATCAATACAGGGAGAGTGTGTGATGAAAATACTAGCACTGTCCCCACTCTCATTGGAACGTGCTAGTTTAGCAATAGCATTGCTTTCTGCGTGAAGTACTTCCGGTTTAGTTTTTAGTTCTCGATAACCAAGTTCTCTAGCATTTACTTCAAACTCGCAACAGTTATCCCATCCACTGGGCATACCATTATACCCAATAGAGATAATGCGATCATCCTTTACAACAATAGCACCTACATTCAAACGTTTTGCTGAACTTAGTTGCGCAAAGCGTTCCGCAACATCCATGTACGCTTCTATAAACTTTTGTTTCATTGTCTTTCCCATGTATTGTCGTAGGTATATCTAAAACTTCCTTTAGACTCCCAATTTGCTCTTTCTGGTTCAATGAGGCTTAAAAATAATTTTCCAGTTGGGCTAATATATAGATGATATACTTTTCCGACAACAGGAATAAAATTATATTCTGCGTTATACACTAAACTAGTATCTTCTGCTAGTTGTACTAATTTAAAATAATCTTTTTTAAGTTCTTCAAATCTAGTTTCTAGTGCGTGTGTAGCATTTACACCTCGTTCATTTTTATGCTTTATTACGTCTGGTACAGTAAAGGCAGGTGCTCCTACATTAGTAGGATAAGGCATTGCGTTTGGGTAATCAACTACGTTGTCTGGTTTCTTTTTAATAGCCTGCTCCATGTCTTCTTAATCCAATATACGCACTTAAAGGCTTCACTTTTTACCTAACAATTTTAAATTCAATACAAAGTTTTCAACCAGTAACTTTGTAATGATAGCCTTGTCAATCATAGGGTCATGTTCCATCTCTAGTACATGTGCCGCCATCATTACATAGGCTTCTTTTTCTGTGATGTTTAGTTCGCCCCAATCAATAGGATCGACCACTTCAGTTTCCATAGCAATATCTACAAGTAGTTTTACTTCTGGATTATCAATATCAAACATGTTCTCTGTCATATACTCACCATTTGTGTTACTAAATTCATTGCGACCGCAGTACCACTAATACTCGATCCAATCATAATTGCTCGGTCACCCCAAGCCATGCCTACATATACCCATCCCATGCTACTTAAAATATATGCTACCTGTCCATAGGTAACAAGATTAGCACTGATCATGAATACACCGATAACTGCTAGTATCATTGCTGTCCACTTTACATACCAATCAGGTGTGCCAGTTGGTGTAGTAGGAGTTAGATCTTCTACTTCATTTTGTAGTTCAGCAAGTTCTTGCTTGAGTCGCTTGCGTTCCTTAGACAATTCCATCGCAAGATTACGAGCCCTTGTCTGTGAGGAAATCTCTTTGTATTCTTCTTGCGTAGTTGTATCGTCTATGTCCAAATCATCAATCCCAGAGCGATTCGTAGTACTTGCCAAAGAGTCTAAACCCATTGCTTATTCTTTCTTGATATTTTTTACGACCTTCCCAGTCGTACTCTCTAGTATCGTTAGGTCCGCGAATCATTTCGCTGTTACCGTTCTCAAGTTTCTTCCACTGAATGTCGCTAGTACCAGTTTCAAACTGTTCTTCCCAACGTCCGTCGTCTACCTTAGTTTCAAACGCAAAGATCATTTCGTCAAGAACCCAATCCCAGCGTTCAAAATGTTTGTCATCTACTTCGCCGTTGTCTTTCTGCTTCTTAGTAAGTTTCTTACCGTGTAGCTCTTTGGGCACATCCTTTAGATCCACATAAGGAGCACCGTGTTTGGTAGCCTTCAGTTGCTTGAGCATAGGAAGGACAATGTATGCTAGGGTATGATCCATACTCCAAGTATCCCAGCGATCGATATGTACCCTAAGAGTACGCTTCTGCTTGCTGTGAATCCAACTTAGCAAACGATACAACCAAGTATGATGACGCTCACGATCCCACGATGTAACTTCGCCTACTTCTGGTTCTGGCTCAATGCTACCGTGAGCAAGCCATTCACCAAAACGATGTACACGTTCTGCTGTATGCGGGAAGCCAAACTCGTCTTTTTCTTTTGGCACCCAAAACATAATTTTTTCAGCTAACTGATAAGGGCCAAACCAATCTGTGTAAGGTCCTATTTTGATTTTCATTTCTTGTTCCTCGTTGTACACTTACCGCTCATACACATAGGGCAGTAGTGCTTTCTATCCTCATGCTCGGTGCCATATGCTATTATAACACTACATCCGTCGCAGAGCAAGGCTCCTCGGCCGCCATTAAACTTAACTTGTGCGACCTTATATTTGCTTGTCATAAATCTTCTTTCACTTTAATATCTCTACGATACGTTCTGCTAATTGTTTAAACCATTCAGCATCATGCCCTCGAGTAGTCTCTGCGGCTGTGCCAATACGGATACCACTTGTTTCTACAAAAGAACGTGGATCATTTGGTACACCGTTCTTGTTTACTGTGATGCCATTCTCTTCCAATAAGTCTGCGGCTTCACGACCCGAATACTTGCTTTCACTCAAGTCCAACAACAGTATATGACTATCTGTGCCACCTGTCAAGAGTTTAAAGCCGTTATCTACGAATACTCTTGCCATTTCGTTTGCGTTAACCACTACTTGTTTTGCGTATTCCTTGAATTCGTATGTATTGGCTTCTACAAAGCATTGTGCCTTTGCCGCAATAATGTGCATTAACGGTCCGCCCTGTGTACCCGGAAAGATAGCTGAGTTAATCTTACGAGTGTAATCCGGATTGTTCCATAGGATAATACCGCCGCGTGGACCACGTAATGTTTTGTGTGTAGTACTTGTAACAAAGTCAGCATATTGTACAGGCGACGGATAAATTCTTCCTGCGATCAGGCCTGAATAGTGTGCCATGTCTACAAGCAGGTATGCTCCTACACTGTCAGCAATCTCTCTAAACATATTAAAGTCAATTGAACGTGGATAAGCACTGGCACCAGCCACAATCATTTTTGGCATAACTTCTTTTGCTTGTGCTTGTATTGCCGCATAATCTAACCAACCGTTAGCATCTACACCATAGTGATGTGCTTGGTAAATCTTACCTGAGATGTTTACGGGAGCACCATGGCTCAAGTGTCCACCACTTGCCAGATCCATCCCCATTATCTTATCACCGGGTTTTAGAAACGCTTGGTATACTGCTGTGTTGGCATTAGCACCCGAGTGTGGTTGTACGTTGGCAAACTCACATCCATAAAGTTCTTTGAGTTGTTCAATAGCAAGTGTCTCAATCTCGTCCATGTGTTCACAACCGTTGTAGTAACGCTTGCCAGGATAGCCTTCCGCATACTTGTTAGTAAACACTGAGCCTGCTAGATCCATAACCGCATCACTGGCAAAGTTTTCACTTGCAATTAGTTCTACTGTTGTAGCCTGTCTTTTAGTTTCTCTTTTGAGAATTCCTTGAATTCTTTCATCCATAATATTATGTTACCTTTAT